GATGAATATTCTTTTGATATGGTGTACGAAACATCTGTTGCAAATAAAATGTCAATATCTTCAAAAACCCAAGACCATTTTTACAAATGGGGCGCAACAACATGGAGGTACAACCATAGCAATGATTTTAATAACTACTTCAACCCTAATCCTGGGGTTGCAACAGGACTACATCATTGGACTATAACTTATAATGGCAGTGTTTTAGAAGCTTTTCAAAACGGTGTTAGCTTAGGGACACGAAGTTCCACCGGAACTGCTAATTTTTACAATGGCCTACAAATGGGTAGGTGGCGCACCACTACTTCTTATTCTTGGAATGGCTCAATATACGTAATGAAAATGTACAATAAAGGACTAACGCCTGAGGAAGTGAAACGAAACTACAAAGCATATAAAAAAAGATTTAATATATAATAACCTGGAAAATGAAAGGAAACAATTATGGCAAACGAAGTTAAAATAAAACATGGGCTCCTAGTAGACGGTACAAGCAACGTTCTTGAGGTTCAGGGAACTCTGGCACAGCTTTTTTCAATAACAGATGATCTAACAGGGGATTTATTATCTGTGTCAGACATATCGGGTATACCTATATTAAATGTTAATTCAAATGGTACTTCGTATTTTGATGGAGATGTAGGATTTGGAACTTCATCTAGCTCAAACATAGCTAACGGTTCTGTTTATATTCAAAATACTAATCTTATAAATACTTATATTAAAGTAGGTCATAAAACAGGATCAACAAGTGGTGCTGATTTTTTAGCTTGTTATTATAATGGAACTCAAATTGGGGGGGTAGCTCAAAATGGAACCACAGGAGTTTCATTTAACGTATCTTCTGATTATAGATTAAAAGAAGATTTACAAAGCTTTAACGGTTTGGATATGATTTCTGATATTCTTGTTTACGATTACAGATGGAAGTCTGACAAAAGCAGAAGTTATGGTGTAATGGCTCACGAACTTCAAGAGGTTTTACCTCAAGCAGTAACAGGAGAGAAAGATGCAGAAAAAATGCAGGCAGTGGACTATTCTAAAATAATACCTTTATTAGTTAAATCAATACAGGAGTTAAAAGAAGAAATAGAATCACTAAAACTAAACAATGTCTAAAAAAAAATTTAAAGACACTGCTGTCGGGAAGTTCTTATTACAGAAGATCCCCAGTGTTGTTGGAGCTATTGCAAGCGATACGCCCGTAGGTTCTGTAATACAAGCTATAATCGGCGGCAGTGATATGTCACCAGAAGATAAAAAAGTTGCTCTTAAAAAGTTAGATATTGAAAGAGCGGAAATTGATGGAACAACAAAAAGATGGGTAGCAGACGCAAGATCAGGAAACTGGCTCGCCGCTAACGTAAGACCACTAACATTAATATTTTTGGTAATGTCATATGTTGCAGGTTGGTATATGGGTTACCCATTAGATGATATAACAGGGCTACTAACAATAGTCATCGGGGGATATTTTGGATCGCGAGGTGTTGAAAAAGTATTTGGAAATAACAAACATAAATGACATTAACAGATCTAAAAGTATACGGATTGAATTCAACGGCATTAGTTGCTAGCGTGCAGGGAGTAGGAATAACTCCCATACTACAGACTGTAGTATTGATATTGACTATAATTTATACAAGTATAAATATATACAAAAAAATATGCGATAAATAAAATTAAAATACTTTACAGCTTATGAGCCCAAAAATAGATATTGACGGGGATGGGAAACCGGATATCACAATATCGCTTCCCCAAATTATAACAATAGCTGCTATGATAGTTTCAGTAGCTGGATCTTATTACAGCTTAAACGCTAGAATGAATTCTGTTGAAGAGAAACTAATTAAACAAAAAGAAAACACTGAAAAGTATACTTGGCCTAATCAAAGAAAATTAGAAGTAGAAGTACAAGATATGCGGGTTGAGTTTAAAGCTGTAATGAAAGATATAGAATATTCTATGGAAAAAATAGATGCTCTTAAGATTCAAATAAGTAATAAAAGAGACAAAAAACAATAATAGTACTATATGAAATTAAAATACTTCACAGATAAAAATGATTTCAAGGGGAATATAGACAAGATGGATCCTAAATTATTAGGAATGCTTGATGCTCTTAGAAAAGAATACGGTTTTCCTATAACTATAAATTCATCTTATAGATCGCCAGATCACCCGATAGAAGCTGCTAAGGCTAAACCTGGGGAACATGCACACGGTGCTGCTGTAGATATCAAATGCGTAGGTGGAGAAGCTACATACCTGTTGGTTGCTGCTGCTATTAAATGCGGTTTTAAAAGAATAGGCATATCAAGAAAAAGTAATTTTGTTCACGTAGGAGTAGGCTATCCTGGAGCGCCTGACACAACTATTTGGACATACTAAAATAAATTTAATGAAATTAATTAGAAAGATAAGTGTTGGCCAAGACTATAAGAATGAGGCTATGCACTATGCCGTTGGGCAGGAAGTTTACGGAGGTCACAAAATATGTGATATACTAGAAGAGGACGGAGCATATAACATATACATTGAAAAGAAAGGATCTCAATTACCTTGGAAAAATTTTAATAAAAATATGGCTATATCAATAGAGTACAATTTAGATTATTAAATGAGATCATTATACAATTATATTATATCAACAAATAGCCGATACGATAATAAAGTGTCTGTTGGCAACAAAGAGTTAATTCTTAATACAGAAATAACAGAAAGGGATTACTTGTTCGTTAATAGGATAGGTACTGTAATTAACGCACCTATAAATATAAAAACGCCTATAGAGCCTGGAAACGAAGTTATAGTACATCATAACGTATTTCGTAGATGGTACGATGTTAGAGGAAACGAACGCAACTCAGGTAATTACATAAAAGAAGATACTTATACAGTTTCTGAAGAACAGATATTTGCATACAAGCAAAATGGTAAATGGCATTGTCCTATACAGTATTGTTTTGTAGAGCCAGTAGAAAGTGCAGACGAATGGAGCACTGAGAGTGAACAGAAACTCACAGGAAAGCTTACATATACAAACGACTACTTAAGCTCCTTAGGGTTGTCCTGTGGAGACGTGGTGGGTTTTACACCAAATTCAGAATACGAGTTTAACATAGAAGATAAAAAATTATATAGAATTTTATCAAAAGACATTACTATCAACTATGGATATAAAGAAAACAAAACTACTACTACTTGAAGCTGCTGAAAATTCAATCAACGAGCTTATAAAAGTAATGAATAAAAAAATGAACTCTGAAGAGATAGATCCTGAAAAGGTAAAAGTTTCTGCTTCAGCTTATAGACTTGCAATGGATGACGCAATGGCTATGATAGATAAAGTAGAAGAACTAAAAGCTACAGGTAAAAGCAACAAAGAAACTAATAATGATTTTTTTGGCGTTGAATCCCAGGTTAAATAATGTATAAACAACATTTATACTCAGTACAGACATCTCACTTACAACAAAAGTATGTTAAAAAATTAAATAAATCCAAGTCATTCAAATATGGATTTAATGAAGATCTAGATTGCGTTGTTATAAGTAAGAATGGACAGATAGGTGAAATATATGCTATACAAGGTTTAAAAATAGCACTACCACCTGAGCCAAAAGAAATTGAATCTAATAGCAAAGTTCCAGAAGAACAAGTTTTTACACGAACTAAAAAGCCTGAAACGCTGGGGAAAATAAAAACATTATATGATTTTAAAAAGTATCCAGAAAATATTAAGGAGAAGTACTACGACTATATTAGTAATGAGTATAATAAGCGTAGTGATGGCCACTGGTTCATGTGCAACGGTAAAAGTCAATACATTACCGGTTCGCATTACGTCTACCTCAACTGGACTAAAATTGATGTTGGGTTACCCGACTTTCGACAAGCAAATAGGATATTATACATATTTTGGGAAGCATGCTGTGCGGACACCAGGAGTTATGGAATGTGCTACCTTAAGAATAGACGATCCGGTTTTAGCTTTATGGCAAGTTCAGAGACTGTCAACCAGGCTACATTATCTAGAGACTCTAGATTTGGGATACTATCGAAGTCAGGTGCAGATGCTAAAAAGATGTTTACAGATAAGGTCGTACCAATATCAACAAACTACCCGTTCTTTTTTAAACCGACCCAAGACGGAATGGAGCGTCCAAAAACGGAGTTATCCTACAAGGTACCGTCTAAGCGGCTCACGAGAAACTCGATTAAAGAAAACTCAGAGGACGTACAGGCAGGGCTTGACACCACGATCGATTGGAAGAATACCGGTGACAACTCGTACGATGGAGAGAAACTCAAACTCCTCGTCCACGATGAATCGGGTAAATGGGAGAGACCAGACAACATCCTCAACAACTGGAGGGTCACGAAGACGTGTCTCAGGCTCGGAGCAAGAATAGTTGGTAAGTGTATGATGGGTTCTACCTCTAATGCAATTAAAAAAGGAGGCGGTAACTTTAAAAAACTATATTATGATTCAGACGTCAACAAGCGAAACCGCAATGGGCAGACTGCTAGTGGATTATATTCTTTGTTCATACCTATGGAATGGAACTACGAGGGATTCATTGATAAATATGGATTTCCTGTCTTCGATAATCCAGAAAAACCAGTTGAAGGAATCGACGGAGAACTTATCTACTCTGGAGTTATCGAGCATTGGGAGAATGAAGCAGATGGACTTAGAGATAATAACGATGGATTAAACGAATACTATAGACAGTTTCCAAGAACAGAGAAGCACGCTTTCAGAGATGAAATAGCAAAGTCTTTATTTAATCTAAATAAGATATATGAGCAAACTGATTTCAATGAAGACTTAACTAAAGAAGGTTATATAACAACCGGATCATTTAATTGGAAAAATGGAGTTAAAGATTCTGAAGTTCAATTTTCTCCTAATAAGAGTGGTAGATTCAGGCTTTCTTGGATACCTCCTGTGAGTATGCAGAACAATATCGTAGTTAAAAATGGTATAAAATACCCTGGTAATAAAGATATGGGCGCCTTCGGGTGTGACAGCTATGATATTAGTGGTACAACTGATGGTAGTGGATCAAATGGTGCATTACATGGATTAACAACTTATAGCATGTTAGCTGAGGTTCCTAGCAGCCAATTCTTTTTAGAATATATAGCCAGACCTCAAACTGCTGAAATATTTTTTGAAGATGTTTTAATGGCAATGATATTTTATGGAATGCCAATATTAGCGGAAAACAATAAACCTAGATTATTATATCATATTAAAAGAAGAGGCTATCGGGGTTACTCAATGAATAGACCTGATAAATCCAGAAATAAGCTTTCTATAACAGAAAAAGAATTAGGTGGTATACCTAACTCTTCGGAGGACATAAAGCAAGCACATGCTGCTTCAATTGAAAGTTATATAGAAGACCACGTTGGTTTACGGGAATCTGGTGAATATGGTAGAATGTATTTCCAAAGGACCTTAGAAGATTGGGCAGGGTTTGATATTAATAATAGAACAAAATTTGACGCATCTATAAGTTCTGGCTTAGCTATAATGGCTTGCCAAAGACATTTATATGCATCAAAAACGACTAGAGAAGTTAAAAAAATTGATTTTGGCTTTTCTAAATATAATAATACAGGATCAAATAGTAAAATAATACAATAGAAATGGCAGAAGCTACAGGACAAGTTACCCAATTTCCCAGCCAATCGGTTGATGATGCTACTAAAGCTAGCATGGACTACGGAATGGAAGTGGCACGAGGTATCCAGAACGAATGGTTCAGAAAATCATCCGGTACAGGGAGGTTCGCAAAGAACCAAAAAGATTTTCACAAACTAAGGTTATATGCTAGGGGTGAACAATCAACACAAAAATATAAAGATGAATTTTCAGTAAACGGAGACTTGTCTTATCTAAATTTAGATTGGACTCCTGTACCTATAATTCCGAAGTTTGTGGATATAGTTGTAAACGGGATGCAAGATAGACTTTTTACAATTAAGGCTTTTGCTCAAGATCCAACATCTATAAAAGAAAGAACTGATTTTGTTGAAGGTGTACAAGAAGATATTTTAACAAAAGATATTACTGATAGAATCGAAACGGAGTTTGGATTAGATTTGCGTAATAACACTGATGCAGATGCACCTAAGTCTAACGAAGAGTTAGAACTACACATGCAGATAAACTACAAACAGAGCATTGAAATAGCGCAAGAGCAGGCTATTGATAATGTTTTTAAACGTAACGCTTATTTTGAAACAAAAAAACGTCTTGACTACGATCAAGCTGTACTAGGAATTGCGGCTGCAAAGCACGGGTTCAATAATACTGACGGAATATCAATTGAATATGTGGATCCTTCAAATTTAATTTATTCTTACACAGAAGACCCTAACTTTCAAGATGTATATTATTTTGGTGAAATTAAAAAAATAAAAGCAAACGAGTTAAAAAAGAAATTTCCTAATCTTACAAGTGAAGAGTTTGAAGATACTATTAAATCATCTAGCAACTATAATAATTATGATTATGCCTCTACCGATGTAGATGCCTCAAACGATTCTAATACATTAAATGTTTTATATTTTAATTGGAAAAGCTGGGAAAATAAAGTCTTTAAAATAAAAGAAACATCTACTGGAGCCAGTAAAGCAATAAAGAAGTCAGATAAATTTAATCCACCTAAAGACCAAAGAGCGCGTTTTGAAAAAATACAAACAGTAAACGAAACTATTTATGAAGGTGTAATGGTCTTAGGATCAAACACGCTTCTTAAATGGGAAAAAGCTTCAAACATGGTCCGCCCTGAATCTAACGCTAACAAAGTAATGATGAATTACGTGGTTAGTGCGCCTAGATTATATAAAGGAAAAATAGAAAGTTTAGTAGGCAGAATGATTACCTATGCTGATTTAATTCAGTTAACACATTTAAAACTACAACAAACAATACAAAGAATGACACCTTCTGGTGTTTATTTAGACGCTGATGGCTTAGCGGAAATAGATTTAGGCAATGGTACTAACTATAATCCACAGGAAGCGTTAAATATGTACTTTCAAACAGGTTCTGTTATTGGTAGGTCCATGACGGTTGACGGTGAGATGAACCCCGGCAAAATACCGATACAAGAGCTTCCAGGAGGAGGAGGCCAACAAACACAGCTTCTGATTAGTGCATACAACTATTATTTAAATATGATACGTGATGTAACCGGATTAAACGAAGCAAGAGACGGTTCAGATCCTTCACCTCATGCATTAGTTGGAGTTCAAAAATTAGCCGCTGCCAATTCGAACACAGCAACAAGACATATATTACATAGCTCGTTGTTCATAACATCGGCATTAGCGGAGGCTATATCTATAAGAATAAAAGATGTATTAGAGTTTCATCCTCAAAAAGAAGCAATGATTGGAGCTATTGGTAGATTCAGCGTAGGAGCGTTAGAAGAGATGGAAAAATTACATCTTCATGACTACGGCATATTTTTGGAGCTAGACCCTGATGAAGATGAAAAACAATTAGTTGAAAATAACATTCAAATAGCTTTATCAAAAGATCAGATTTTTCTTGAGGACGCTATTGATGTTAGGCAAATTAAAAATATAAAATTAGCAAATCAACTTTTAAAATACAGAAGAACTAAGAAACAGAAAGCTGATCAAGCAAGATCCGAGGCTAACATAGCTGCTCAATCTGAAGCTAATGGTAAAGCGGCACAAGCTGCTGAAATGGCTAAGGCTCAAGCAGAGCAAATAAAAACTCAGTCTAAAGTACAACTCAGTGAAGCTCAGACTGGTTTTGATATAAAAAGATTAGAGGTTGAAGCTACCACTAAAAAAGAACTAATGCAGTTTGAGTTTGATTTAAATTTGAAACTTAAAAAAATGGAATTAGATGCTAAAAAAGAATTATCAGCATTAGAGGGTAAGTCAATATCTTCTACTGATATAACTAAAAAAGTTTCTAACCCTGCACCTTCAAAGTCTTTCGAATCTAAAGGCAATGATGTTTTAGGTGGTATTGATACAAGTATTTTTAACCCTAGATAAATTATTATTAATTATTATATATTATTAAATTATGAGTGAATGGAAAGTTAAAGGAGCTGTTGATGCAGAAGAAAGCAAATCAGCCCAAGAACAAGAACAAGCAGTTTTAGATAAAGCGGTTGAAGAAGGAGATATATCCCCAGAATCCGCAGGAAAAAACGAAGATGAAGTACCGGTTATAAATTTAGACGAAATAAATAAACCGACTGAGGAAGAGCAGGACACACCAAAGCAAGTTGAAACAGAGGTAGAAGCTACTCCTGAAAAAGAAACAGAGGAAGAAGTTACCCCCTTGGAATTAGTTACCGAAGATGAGGAAGAATCAGTCACAACTGATTTACCTAAAGTAGACCAGCAAATTGCTGAGGCTAATGAAAAACCTCAAATTGAATTGCCTGAGAATGTGGATAAATTAGTAAAATTTATGCAGGAAACAGGCGGTACCGTAGAAGACTACGTAAATCTAAATAGAGACATTTCCGCTTATGAAGATGGAGATGTATTAAGAGAATATTATAAACAAGCAAAACCTTGGGATAGTCAGGATATTCAGGAGTACATGGAAGACAAATTTACTTATGATGACGATGACGACCCCAGGGAAATTCGCTCTAAAAAAAGAGCATTTAAAGAAGAGTTATACAATGCTAAAGAGTACCTTAACGGTAACAAAGAGAAATATTATGCTGATCTCAAGTTGAAGAAGCAAAACGATGTTCCTCAGGAGTACCAAGAGGCTCTTAAGTATTATGGCGATTATAAACAGAGCGCTGAATCAAATAAACAACATACACAAGCATTTTTACAAAAAACTGACAAAGTTTTTAGTGAATCTTTTAAAGGTTTTGATTTTCAAGTTGGAGACAATAAATACCGATATAAGATTCCTAACATTTCTGAGACTAAAACTCAGCAGTCAGATATTAATAATTTTGTAAATAAATTTGTGGGAGATGATGGAACTATCAGTGACGCTAAAGGGTACCATAAAGCACTATTTGCTGCGCGCAACGCAGATAAAATAGCAGAACATTTTTACGAGCAAGGCCGTGCCGATGCTCTACGCAACTCCGCTAAGGAAGCTAAAAATATCAATATGGATCCAAGAAAAGAAGGCGTCGTTAAAACTAGTAGCGGACAGAAATTCAAAGTTGTTTCAGGTGATTCTAGTTCTAAACTACGAATGAAACTTAAACAATAAAAAATTAAAAAATGGCTTTAACAAGTGGAATTAACAATTTAGTACCTTCTCCAACGAAAGGTTCTTTATTCCAAAACAACTACATTACAGACTTTAACTTTACAAAACAATTCTTACCTGACGTGTACGAAAAAGAAGCTGAGATCTACGGAAATCGTTCTATCTCTTCTTTCTTACGTATGGTATCAGCTGAGATGCCTTCTACGTCTGATGAAATTCGTTGGGTAGAGCAAGGAAGATTACATGTAGCATACAACGATGTGGCACTAGTTGCTGCAACGGGTGTATTTACAGTAACACACCCTGCTAATCCTGATGGAACAGCATTTGCTGCTTCTGGATCTGCCGCAATTCGCGCAGGGCAAACTATTATGGTACAAGGTAAAACTGGTAGTGGAGTCGCTTCAGGACCAGTACTTAAAGGGGTAGTAATTACTGCTGGAGCTGCTGCTGCAGGTGCAACCAGCACATTTACTGCACACTGTTATTCAGCTGCAACATGGGCTGCAAGCGGATTTAATGTCTCAAATGGCGTTAACGTATTAGTTTACGGTTCTGAATTTGCAAAAGGTACAGCTGGTATGGACGGTGCAATCGAATCTGATTACAGTTCATATACTAACAAACCAATCATCTTAAAAGATAACTACCAAGTAAGCGGTTCTGACACAGCTCAGATCGGTTGGATTGAAGTTGCTTCTGAGAATGGTGCAAGCGGATACCTATGGTACCTAAAGTCTGAGCACGAAACTCGTCAAAGATTTGAAGATTACCTAGAGATGTCTATGGTTGAATCAGTTAAGAAAGGAGCATCAGTTCACGCAAACTTCCCAGGAAGTATTACTGGATCTGAAGGTTTCTTTGCGGCTCTTGAGTCTAGAGGAAACGTTTATACTGATCTTGCTGCTGATGCTGATACTATCGCTAGTTTTGATACTATCCTTAAGCAATTAGATAAAAACGGTGCTATAGAAGAGAATATGCTATACACAAACCGTGCTTTATCTTTAGCAATTGATGATGGTTTAGCTGCTAAAAATTCTTATGGAACTGGTGGTACTTCTTACGGAGTATTCAACAACTCTGAGGATATGGCTTTAAACTTAGGATTTAGTGGATTCCGTCGTGGATCTTACGATTTCTATAAGACTGACTGGAAATACTTAAATGACTTCGGAACACGTGGTCAATTTGGAGATATTGAAGGAGCTCTTATTCCTGCAGGAACATCTACTGTGTATGACCAAGACCTTGGTAAAAACATCAAGCGTCCATTCTTACACATCCGTTATAGATCTTCTGAAACAGATGACAGAAAAATGAAAACTTGGATTACTGGATCTGTTGGTGGTGCTTACACTTCTGACATTGACGAAATGAGAGTTAATTTCTTATCTGAAAGATGTTTAATTACGCAAGGAGCTAATAACTTCTTCTTATTGAAAGACTAATTATTAATATAGCCCTCACTTCGGTGGGGGTTATTTTATTTTATTAAATTATATTATGAAAAACTGGGAATTAAAAGATAGGACTTATCTCTTATCAGGTGGAATGAGTCCACTAACTTATAAAATAAGAAGTGTTGGAATGCTTTACTTTGATGAAGAAAAGAAAGTAAACCGAGAGCTAAGGTACGCACCAAACCAAAAATCTTTGTTTGTTGACGAACAAGACAACAGAGTTCAGATTGAGCATGTTATCTTCGAAAACGGAGCACTTTTTGTACCGCGTACGAATGTAGTATTACAACAGTTGTTATCTAACTATCATCCTGAAGCTGGAAAAGTTTGGGAAGAGATTGATGAACTACAAGAAGCTGTTGATGATATTGATCAAATTGAATTAGAATTAGAAGCTCTAAAACTAGTTCAAGAATTAGAAATAGAACACTTAGAAGCTATACTAAGAACTGAATTAGGTTCTGAAGTAACTACTATGTCTTCAAAAGAAATTAAACGTGATTGTTATTTATTTGCAAAAAACAATCCAGGCTTATTCACGGAGATTGCTAATGACGAAGATATAAAGCTTCGTAACTTAGCAAACCGAAGTGTTGAGAATGGAGTGGTTAATTTAACAGATGACAACACTACATTTAAATGGTCTAAAACAGGCAAAAAGATTTTAACTGTACCATTTGATGAACACCCATACACAGCGTTTGCTAGATTCTTAAAAACAGATGATGGTATAAACGTTATGAAAGCTATTGAAAAGAAGCTTACATAAAACAATAGGTTGTGGTTATTCGTTTAACCATAACCAACTAATTAATAAAAGAAACCAATGGTAGGTATAGACAGAGTATATCAAACAGTACAAAAAATACTTAATAAAGAACAGAGGGGGTACCTACCTCCTGTGGAGTTTAATTTATTTGCAAACCAAGCTCAAAATGAAATTTTTGAAGGTTATTTTTCGTCAAGAAACTATGCTGTTTCTAATGATTCTGATTATTCCGACATTAGAAAAAACGTAGAAGAAAAAATGTCTTTATTTGATAATGAAGAAACTGTTTCTGGAGGCACTTATACTAATGCCGCAGGCAACGTAACAAGTAGTCATTTTTCTTACCCCGTTAATTTTTACAGATTAGGTTCTGTAACTGCAGATGTAGACAACGAAAAACATAATATAACTGAAATTTCTAATAAAGATTTGGTTTATATAAATAAATCACCTCTTACAAAACCAACTACTAGAAACCCTGTTTATACAAGGCACGAGGCAGGTATCGTTGTTTACCCAGTTACCGGTATAAGTAACGTTACTTACAGCTATGTACGGGTACCATTGGAAGTAAACTGGGGGTATACTACTGTTAACAATAAACCGTTGTATAACGCATCTACGTCATCTAGCTTTGAGTTACATAAGTCTGAAGTAACTGAACTTGTACTTAAAATATGCCAGTACGCTGGTTTGTCTACTAAATCGATGGACGTAGCCCAAGCTGCTACTCAAAAAGACCAACAATTAACACAATCTGAAAAATAATGGCAGAATCAAGGAAAATATATACCGATCAAGCTTATAATGCTATATTTGATGGCGTACCCGGAGATTCGCCTGCGGATTTTAAGGGGTTAGGCTATTATTCAAGAACAAGCATTGAAGATATTGTAAATAATTTTGTAGTTGCCTATATAGGCGAGGACAAAGTATTAGCTAAGGTTCCCGAGTTTGAGGTTGCTTTTTGGGCTCAAAGAGGTTTGCAAGAATTTAGTTATGACATATTGCATTCAGAAAAAAGTATTGAATTAGAGTTAGGTCCAACACTGCAAGTACCATTACCTCAAGATTATGTTAGCTATAAAGGCGTGTATGTAATCACCAACAATGGTAGTAAAAAACTTATACTACCTAATAAATCTGCTTCAAATGCAGCTTTACCTATATTACAAGAGCCAAACTTTAAACCTATATATACAGGCGATGAATTGGTAGGAGCAGAAAGCTCAATAGCTATAACCAGATTTCAATCACCTTCTGACCAAGGACAAAGCGCTACGGAATACTATAATAATAATTATAATCAAGATAATTTTTCTTACTATAATAGCAGATACGGGAGCAACCCTGCAGACATGAATTTAGAAGGCGGTTATTTTTTAGACATGAGTCGCGGTATTATTTTCTTTGATGGAACATTTGCTAACCAAGAACTTGTAATCGTTTTAGAGTATATTTCAGACGGCTTAGCATCTAATGATGACTTATCTAAGGTTTATGTACCAAAGTTTGCTGAGGATGCTTTATATGCTTACATACTTTACAATCTATCTAAACTTAGACCTAGTACTGCGTCGCTTGCTCCATTTTACAAAAAAGAAGCTAGTGCTAAAATGCGTAATACTAAAATAAGATTATCTAACTATAAAGCCGAAGAGATGACCCAAGTTTTAAGAGGTAAGTCTAAATGGATAAAACACTAGAATATGCCAGAAATTAAAAATACATTTACAGCAGGGCGTTTAAATAAAGATTTAGACGAAAGACTAATAGGTCAAGGAGAATACCGAGATGCTCTAAATGTAAACGTAGGCACCTCAGAGTCTTCTGACGCTAGTTCTGTGGAAAATTTAAAAGGTAACAAGTTGGTAGGACAAGATATTTTAAACCAACTAGGCGCAACTATCGGATCTATAGCTGATAAATCAAATGGTAAAATATACTGGTTTACTACTTCTCCTTCTTATGATGGAGTTTATGAATTTGACACAGTTACTAATAAGGTTTCACCTTTAGTAAGAGGCAGCCTTAATTTTAGTGCCAGCAATTTAATAACAGGAATCAATGTTATCGATGGAATGCTATTTTGGACAGATGATAAAAATGAGCCAAGAAAACTAAATATTGCAAAATGGAAAAAAGCTAACAACACAGCTATTCCTACTAAAATATATTCTAGGGCTTTTGTGAGCTCTGATTTAACAGTTATAAAACCGCATCCTAAAGAAAGGTTAACAACGTCTTCCAACATAGATGCAAAAAAAGAAATACTACCATTTGAAGAAATATTTCCACAATTTGGTTATAGATGGAAATTTTCTGACGGCGAGTATAGTCCGTTTTCATTTTTTACAGAACCTGTGTTTGAAGTAGACGAATACAGCACAAAAGAACATTATACAGAAGGATATAACAAGGCTGTTAGAAATATTATTACAGAAATAACCGTTGACAACATACCTAGAGGTAATGAAGACGTAATTGAGGTTGAAGTGCTATACACAGAGTCAATAAGCTCAACAGTTTACACTTTAAAAACAATAAGAAAAAAAGACTTTGGGACAAATCCTAATTATGTAAACGCTCAGACGTTTACTAAAAGATCATTTTATTCAGCCTTGCCTAGTAACCAACTTTCTAGGCACTTTGACAGTATACCTACTCTAGCTAAATCTCAAGAGATAACAGCAAATAGACTTATATACGCTAATTATGACTTTGGGTTTGAGCAAGAATCTTACGCAAATATAAATGTTTCTCAAAAAGAAAAAAACACTACAAGCGGTTTAAGTATAAAAAGCGCGCGAGATTATGAAGTAGGGGTGGTATATGAGGATTTTTTTGGTAGACAAGGTGCCTTGCTTACGGGTAATGGGACTAACTACACTAGTAAATTTAGTACAGACGGGACTCAACAGTTAGTAGCTAAAGTAACAAGTGATGCACCATCTTGGGCAACACACTTTAAGCATTACGTTAAAGATGTATCTAGCGATCACCACAATTTTCCAGTATATAATACTTTTAATGATGGGGATGATGAAAAACTTAATAGTGAATTTGTTTGGCTACAAATAGATTCTAATGATCGTAACAAGGTAGGTGAGGATACTTTTATAATTCCCAGAAGGCATACTCATGGTGATGCTATATCCGGTGACGGAACAAATTCACTTCCCTTTACCCGAAAAGAAGACACTATTCGCATAAACCAGATGAACTTGCATAATAGGAATGGCAAAGAAGAAGGTAATACTATAGTGTTTGCTGGTGGAACAAACCCAAGTGCAGATTTTTCAACAGGAAATAGTGGGTTAGGCGCAACAGATAAGGCTGACTGGATATTTACTTGTGCTGTACCTGGTAAATACACTTTTGAATTTGAAGGAGAATTAAAATGGGTTTCAAAAAGTGGTGATTTTAGGGACCACGACTTCTATGGTGACGCTTACATAAAAACCGTAGCTTCTTTTCAAAAGGTTGGTGTAGGCCAAAGCTTTGCGTCTATAGGTTTTAATCATACTAAGGTTGCTGAGTTCAAAATAACAACAATAAAATCTACAGGTAATGAAAATCGCGATTTTAAATTTTACACAACTGTAGAGTATGATTTAGAAACAGGCGATAGAGTTAGACCTATAATATTAAAATACGTAGGTAAAAGAGACGGAACAGTTGTAATGGATCTTACGGATAGTGTGTTTAGAACACTATCTACTCCGGTCGATCCTAACTCCACAGCCCCGCCCGTAGAGCAGTTTAACCACATAGTTAAAAATTTATCTAAGCATCGTATAATAGAAATTGAAAACGAAGCTCCGGACATAGTAAGATCTCAGCTTCCAGTTGAAACGTCAAAACTAGGGAGCACTGTAAACGTTGTTGCAGTGGCAGGTGCAAGCAATAAGCCTGATCGTATGGTATTAACAGGCGGATTTGAAGAGGCACACGATAATAATGCTACCAATGCTTACGACGAAAATTCAACAGTATTATACTATGAGGTTGGACAGAACAATTCAGGTATGAAACGTATACCTTTAGTATCAGCTTTAAATTTAAAACTAGGATATCAAAATTTAGGCAACTTAACAATATCAGAAGACTTTACTGTATTACAACCTGCAGAATATGTAAATGAAGTTGACGTGTCTGAGCTAGAAGGTGGCTTATGGTTTGGTATTGGCTCTGTAGGTGTTTCTACTGTTGCTAATAATACTAATAATAAGATTAAAATTAAAGAGGTTGCTTTAGGATATAGCAATTACATGACCGCTTCAGGTCGTGGTGATCTTAGAGCAAGAGATATTTTAAAAATAGTACTTGAAGAACCTGTTGGTATTGATCCTACTGGTCAAGACTTTGCTGTATTTAAAGGAGAATTGACTGAAAATGCTCTTAAAAATATCCAGGGTTCATTTTTTGCTAAAATAAAAAGAGCCACAGGGTTTGAGGGCACAACACCCCGAGTCTTTCGCAATATACCTACTGGGCAATCTACTTTTAATGATGAAAATGAAGTAAATACTTTACAAACAATATGGTTTGAAACTTTGCCTGATGTTGCTGATAGTAATCTAGACCTGTATTGGGAATCAACCGAGTCTATTCCGATAGCAGAACATGGCACAGCAAAAACTCTTGATTTTTACAATTGCATAGCTTTAATTAAAGAAAAGGTGTTTTTAGAAACACAAAAAGTTTACGATAAGTTTAATTCTGTTCAAATAGCTAAGGGGGTGCGGGTAAACGTACCGCAAGAAAATTATTCTAAAGAGCGACGAAAAGCAGGTCTTATATTTTCCGGTATATACAATTCTAGAACAGGTGTTAACAGGCTTAATGAGTTTGTATACTCAGATGGTATAACTAAGGATTTAGAGCCTAATTATGGTAGTATTCAAAAACTACACACTAGAGATACTAATTTAGTAGCATTATGCGAAGATAAAGTATTCACAATAATGGCTGATAAGGATATACTATTCAGCGGTACAGGAAGCCCTCAAGTTGTAGCATCTAACAGAGTACTGGGCCAAACCACTCCTGTCCCAGGTGATTTTGGTATTGGGCAAGATCCATCTTCTTTTGCATCTTATGCTAATAAAATGTATTTTGCAGATAGAGTTAGAGGTAAAGTGGTTCGGGTTGATAATAGTGTTGCCTTAATATCTCAAGCAGGTATGAGTGATTTTTTTAAGGATAACCTTGTGTCAAATACAAGTAAAATTCATGGGGGTTACGATGTTAACTCAGGTCAATATATAATATCCCTTGATGATTACAGTATTGGTTTTTCAGAAAAACAACAGGGCTGGGTTTCTAGAATCTCATATGTACCAGAATCAAGCTGCTCTGTTAATAACATATTTTATACATTTAATCAAGGTAACTTATGGCAGCACAATTCTATTAATGTTAATAGAAATAACTTTTATGGAACTCAATACAATTCTTATTTAACTACGATATTTAATCAAGAACCTTCTACAATAAAAAGTTTTAAAACTTTAAATTATGAAGGAACTGCTGGCTGGACTGCACCTTTAATGTTAACAGATCAACAAGCCGGTAATGTTTTGGATTTTACAAATAAAGAAGGTAAATGGTTTAACAATATTAATGGTATCAGCAATATAAATATCACTAATGAAATAAACAATCTAAGTGGAGATGGAAAAGCAATAGATTTTTATAAAGAAGATAACCTTAGTTCTCTTAGGGAAACGGCTAATATTAATAGTGAAGATACTTATTATTTTTCAACTGACAGTAACTCTTCTCAAAATCAACATTTAGGTATTGGGTCGCTTAATAATATAACAAATATTTTTGGGGGGCTGCCTTCTCCAGTTGAAGGCAATAGTACAATAACATTCAATTTACAATAATATATGAGCAACTTTACTTATACAGTAACAAGCATAACCGGGGCTGTTGGTACATCTGCTGGTACTCAAACGGTTACCGCAACAATAACCCCGCTTGAGGGGTATCGGGTCGTTGCTAGTGATTTTTCTGTTAACAACGGCTTAGGCTTATATGAAAATATAGTTGTTTCTAAAGTCGGTGATAATGTAATAATTACTTTAGATTTAGTTAACAGCATATTATATGGATCTGAAGATATAGAGGGAGTCATAGATATAACAGGTGATGCTATATCTACAAGCGTAAGTATTGTGGGCGACATAGCTTTTGATGACAATGATAGTCCTATAGACTTTATAGTCAGAGATAGTGACGGCAACCCTATTGGGAATGGTAATTTAGAAATTGATATTATAGGAGATGAAGGTGACGAAATTATTGTTGGTGATATAATTATTGCAGTTGAAGACGGCAACGACTTGCCTGACAGCGATGGTGAACCTGACGAATTAGATATTGATTTGCCTGGACCTTTTGAGCTGGGGGATGGTGTTGAAAATGACGACGGGGACATCGTACATGATATAATAATTGTAGTCCCTTCGGATGACATTGAAGTAGATGAAATTGTTACGCCTGATGATATTATAATTCTTGGTGGAGGTGATTTGATCATTACAGCTGATCCGGATTTTGGAGATACTCCTGATCCAGATTTAGCTATTGATTCTATTGATGTAAACGCTGATGACCTTGACGGATTAAACGGAGGTTTTATTGTAATAACAATATTAGGAGACCCAGGGGCTACAGAAACTATTACAATAACCCCTACGATAGTGCCTGATACATCAGCCGCTACGTATTCTGATATAATCGTTAATGCTTTAATAGGGCCTAATGGAAAATTTGTAAAAACAATAAGAATTCCAAGAGTTCAAACAGACTCAGGGTTAGATAATGCTTTGTGTATACCAGACACTAATGATGATGTAGAAGATATTATTTGGGATGTTTTTATTGATGAGGATACAGATCCTACAGAATCTATAACCCAAAACCCAAATAAAAAAATAACTATCCGGATATACGGAGACGATGGGGATATTCCAGAACCACAAGAAGGTGGAGTAATTATAGAGGCAGATTCATGGATTCATGACACTATCATAGGTCCAAAAACTAGCGGATCAGCTTTTAGTGGAAACATTATAAGTTTAACCATACCACCTGGAATAGGATCTTGGGTTCTTGTAGGCCCATCTGTAGAGGTTTCTGCTAACTTAGTAAATATAAAAGAAGGTCAGGAGTTAATTTTGCAAGGCAATACTGTAGACCCTTTAATTGATTTTTGTAAAGGAAGGGCTTCTGTAGATTCAAATGGTAATTTAGTTTTACTAATAGAGTATTCAAAAGGAATTATACCTATAGAAGATGTTTTATTTAAACTTGATATATCTAGGGTAGCCACATTTGTTAGACCAGGTGTAAGAATAAACTTTGCTAATGGCACAAACTATTCTGTAAGTAAAACAAGTATATTGTATAAAGGAACACCTGGAGATAATATTTCAGGCACTGAACTTAGTGTAGTATTAACTGCAAATAGTGGTTACACATGGCACAGTACTAATATTGCTGCAACAGTTGCTAGCTTTGTAGCTGTTTCACATTCTCAAGCCCACATAGCTGCAACAGCATTTTCACCTACTACTTCATCTTTAGGCAGTTTAGCGTTTAGTGGCACAGCAGAAACTGAGCTAACGCTATCTTGGACACTTACAGGTGTCTACGCAGCAGTAGAAGAAGAGTATAATTTTACACCAACAAATGGCCCTAGAGCTATTTCTAATATAACATTCAACACTGGAGTAAATAATAGAGGCGCAAATGCGGCTCAAACTACTATGACTATTAATAGTTTAGCTAGTTTAACTAATGTAGAAAGCAGGTCTTGGAGCATAAACTATACGCTTACTGCGGATGGATCTTTAATATTTGATAATCCTCATTTAGCAACTTTAACAACAGCTGGCGGGAGCTCGGTTACCGTAGCAGGCCCGGCATTAGTTGGTAGTGGCCCCATTTACACTCAAATTGATGGTACAATACTAGGAACCACAGAAACAACAGATAGCTCTATAATAGTTAATATTAATGGTAGTGCGTATATTGATACTGATAGCGATGGAGACCCAGATATAACTGATCCTGATAATGATGGTGATGGTGTTGGAGATGGAGATGATGCGTTTCCATTAGATCCAGATGAGGACACCGACACTGATGGGGATGGTACAGGTGACAATGCAGATACTGATGATGACGGAGATGGAGTTTTAGACGGAGATGATGCATTTCCTTTAGATGCTGACGAAGACACTGATACCGATGGAGATGGTACAGGTGACAACGCTGACACGGACGACGACGGAGATGGAGTTTTAGACAGTAACGACGACTTCCCATTAGATGCTGACGAAGATACAGACACAGATGGAGACGGTACAGGTAATAACGAAGATACAGACGACGACGGCGATGGTGTTGACGACACAGCCGATGATTTACCATTGGACCCAGATGAGGATACTGACACTGACGGAGACGGTACGGGTGATAATGCTGACACAGACGACGACGGCGATGGAGTATTAGATACTGATGACGACTTCCCATTAGATAATACGGAAGACACTGACACAGATGGCGATGGTACAGGTGATAATGCCGATACCGACGATGATGGTGATGGCGTGGTTGACACAGAAGATGATTTCCCATTAGATAATACAGAAGACACTGACACTGACGGAGACGGTACAGGCGACAATGCAGATACTGACGATGATGGTGATGGCGTGCCGGATAGTGATGATGCATTTCCATTAGATCCTAACGAAGATACCGATACCGACGGTGATGGTGTTGGAGATAATACAGACACCGATGATGATGGGGATGGTGTGCTGGATGGTGATGATGTATTTCCATTAGATCCGGATGAGGACACAGATACCGATGGTGACGGTGTTGGCAACAACGAAGACACCGACGACGACGGTGATGGCGTTAATGATGGAGATGATGCGTTTCCATTAGATCCCGATGAAGATACAGACACTGATACCGACGGAATAGGAGACAATACGGATACTGATGATGACGGAGATGGAGTTTTAGATACAGAAGATGACTTTCCACTAGATCCTACCGAGGATACAGATACGGATAGTGATGGCACTGGAGATAATGCAGATCTTGACGATGATGGAGATGGATTTAGCGACATTGATGAAATAGCGGTAGGCACTGACCCACTCATAGCTAACACAGACGCAATTAGTGTTTCAGGAACAGGATCAATACCACAAAATGGGGGGTCAACTACCAGAGCGGTAACTGCTGATTTATCAGGTTGGACTATACCATCACAATCTGCAAATAACTTGTATACTTTAGTTAAAACCAATAATACGACTATAACTATTACCAAGACAAGCGCTAATAGTGCTTTTAATCAAATATCAGATTCATTTGTTGTTACAAGCGCATTCGGAACAGTTATAACTGTTAGTGTATCGCAAGAAGCAAATGTAGAGTCTGTTACACTTGATGGCAACGGAGGTAACTTTACAGATAGCGTTGCTAACACGGGGGGTAACCAAACAATTGACTTAGTAACCAATAACCCAGCTATTACATGGACAGCTGCAGAAACAAATGATAGTAACAATATTATTAGTTCTTTATCTACATCAGGAAATAGCACAGATGATATTACGTATAATGCTATTTCTAACGGGTTTGATGAAGGCGCTAAGACTGCAACTATAACAGTTACTTTTAGTAATGGGGATATTAGAATAATTACTATTAATCTTGCGGCTGGTACGGTAACAACTGTTTCAATAAACGGTAGTTATTCTTCTGCGATCACTCATAATGTATCTAACTCAGGTTTATCTTTAGTAGATGATTTAGTGACTAATAACCCTGGTGTAACATGGACAGCTGCAGAAACAAATGATAGTAACAATATTATATCATTACTATCTGCCTCAGGAGGTAGTACAGATGATATAACTTATACTGTATCACCTAACGCAGAGGAGGAACCAGTTAAAACAGCGACCATAACAGTTACGGTAACATTGACAAACGGTACTTCCTTTACTAGAGTAATAACAATTCATTTAGCAGTTGGAGACATTGCTTTCATATTTAGAGTTCAAGAACCCTCACAAACGACGGCTATAACATCTCACACATTTAACCACACTACTAGTAATAAAACGCTGGAAGTATTTTTAGAATCTCCTGTTGCAGAGGTAGGAGGGTTTACAACAGCTATATCTGGAACGGATGCGGCATCGTTTACAATATCGCCTAATAGCGGTGGCAAAGGAACTACTAGTGTAAGTGTGGCTCCTGTTTATGTAAACGACGCAGTAAACGCAATTGTAAAAAATGCTGTTATAACTTTTACATCTGTAGATAGGCCTAATGAATCATCTGCTATTAGCTTGCAACAAGCTGTTTATGATGCTGATACTTGGGATGAAGATGGTGATGGGGTTGTTGACACAGAAGATGATTTCCCATTAGATAATACAGAAGACACTGACACTGACGGAGACGGTACAGGCGACAATGCAGATACTGACGACGATAACGACGGCGTGCTTGATGCAAACGATGCATTTCCTTTAGACGCCACTGAGGATACTGACACTGACGGAGATGGGATTGGTAATAATGCTGATTTAGATGACGACGGTGATGGGCACTCAGATGCTCTTGAGATTTTAGCCGGTTCCGACCCATTAGATGCAGATTCAACACCTGATATTTCAGGAGCTGGAAGAACTAATGATCCCAATTGTAATTCAGAAGCTTATTTATATTTTTCTAACTTATTCCAAACTTCTTTAAGTACTGAGCCTCTTTCTGCAGCCCTATCTAATTCAGGGGTGCCTAGAGAATGGTTTACATTTGGTGGGACTACGTTAATATCTGCCAATGCGGTAACTAACAACGAAAGAAAAGTAATTGGAAGAAATATAAATCACGCCCATTCAGGCACAGTGCCTGTTTCTAGTTCAGCTTTAACAGCAGCGGATTTAGAAGATCCTACAACAACTCCACCAATTCCATCTGGTTCAACATTTGCGGGTACAAAAGCACAAGCGTTAGCTAACCCTATTTATTCAGGGCATCTTTTAACGGACCCTAATGTACCCACCGATGCTTTACTATATTCTGTTGACGATATTGGTAATGGAGGAACTGTGTATAGCATAGACATATTAGCCCCTGTTGGATATAAAGAGGTTAATATATCTAGGGACTTTGGAGATACTTTTTTAGCTCCTGCAAATACTCAAGCGAGCTTAGGCACTATTGATGGGCGCGTTAGTGGAGGTTCTTATGAAAATTCATTCAACTTACCAAATTTTGCAAATGAGGGCGCTGGATTGCCAATTGCATCACCTTGTAAAAACAACTGGTTCCATTTAGAAAACACATCTCAGTATGTTCAAAATACTGCGGGGACAACAACTTTTACAACACCTGCAATTAACAATGCTATAGCGCTGGTTGGTAACACCACTCAAGCTTCAACAGCTAGTTTTGGGGAAACAGATGACACAGTAGGTGGAACAGTAGTTTATGATGGTGGAGAATTATTACATAAAAGAACCAATTCAGGACAAGAAGATTTGATCTTTAAATCAAAGCTTTACCATAATTTCAATACAGCAGTTGTAAAAGTGCACACGATGGAAAATCAGCGTACACCTATTACAGCTAACTTTATAAATACAGGTTATGGGACACAAAGATCATATCCTAGGATACTTAACCTAGATCACGATAATGCGGATTACCATTCTTATGTTAACTCGCAAGATCCTGTAGGCGTAAATTCAGGTATAAATATAAATAGGCTTGAAGCTGATGGAGACAACGAGGTACTAAATCATGTGTATGATGTTGATTACAGCCATTGGGACTGGAAGTTGGTAGATACGCTTAATAATAACGAAATTGTTTTTGAAGAATCAGATTTCACTTCAACTAGTTGGAAAATTTTAAAAGTAACTAATTCAGGCTCAACTGTACACTTAAATCAAAATTCAATTGTAGGTGCTGGTACTAATTGGCAGCCAGGAGACACGGTAATGCAATTTGCTATTGGTTTTGGGGTATTATCAGTATCTATTAGTGCTAAGAATATACCAAATAGTTCTTTTGCTGGTTCTTTATCAAACAGAACGTTCGATCTAAGAAGTGACGATGACGTTAGAGACATCCCTATAGTTGTAAATGTTGCGGCACCTGCAGTTACTGGTTTTGTATATGACACAGCACTTCCAGTTCAAACTCCATGGGCCACAGGTACGAGTGCTACTTACGGATTATTTAGTAATTCTTTTGTAGACGGAAAATGTGGGGATCCAACAGCTACGAACTGGAGTCATACAGGTAGTGGCACGTATCCAGTGGTAGGAGACCACATAAGAAGGTCTGCACCTGTTAGCACAGTCTTTACAACACCCGCTGAAACTACCGGATGGTTTGGGAGTGGTGGGTACTCGGCTGCATTCCTTATTGGATCAAATAACGTAGTAGAAGTTGATAGTGATGGGCAGGTTGTTTATGTCTACGATCAGTGTACTAATGGGTACAGAATCACTGCAGATGGAGTTACCACTGTAATGACATCAACCCCGTGGACTCAAAACGTTACTATAAACAAAACCATACCAAACACAGGAGGGGAAATTGATATAAGCTTTGAATCTAATTTTAACAATCCCGCTTTATACCGTAACATTAATATTAATCAAAATACCAATAATATAATTACAGGGGGAGTTTACCCAAATACTTGGGATCCAATAACAGATAATGTGCAATACACGTTTGCCTCTAACGCAGCTGGTCAGCCTGCTAAGACAGTACAACTTATTGTATCAACAAGGACCCAAGCCGCAGCGAATTCCGGGGGGGGTTACAATAAAGCAACTTATACTATTAATATAACGCTTGCAGCAGGATAATTAATATAAAAAAATGGAAGAATTAACATTAAGTTTTAATACAAAAATAAACGTATCTCTCTCGCCGGGAGATACTGTTTATTTTCTTGACAACAGTAAGACCAATGAGTTAGGCGTTGTAACAACGGTAGCGACTGATAGATTATCTTTTAATCTTAATAGATCTTTAAGAAATCCAGTACCCAGCACTACAGATTACATATTCTTTTCTAAACCAGCTGAAATAGAATCTTCAGGTATTATTGGTTATGAAGCAACAACAACATTAGTTAACACAAGCACTGAAAGAGCAGAATTGTATGCTGTATCAAGTGAAGTATTTCAATCAAGTATTTAATGCAATTACAAGTAAGAAAATTAATAGAAACTGACTGGGACTTCCTACCATCATGGTGGGAAGCTTATGATCAGAAGGTACCACAAAGAGACTTTTTACCTAATGATGGTTTAGGTGGCTTTATGGTGTGCAAAGAAAACGACCCCATTGCGGCAATGTTTCTTTACACAACAAATTCAAGAACTGCAATTCCAGCTATAGTTATTTCTGATAAATATTATAAAGACAACGATAGAAGTGATGCATTACAGTTATTGGTGGATTTTACGACCAGCTTCGCGGAAGACATGGGATATAAATATTCATTTGCTTGGGCAAAACCAGGCATGTTATTAGATAAATACAAAGAATCAGGATTCACGGTAGATACAACACCGAGTTTCGAATTAATAATACAATATTAGTATGGGAAGTATATTAGCAGGAGGTGCTGTAAAAGCAATCGGAGGCGCAGCTCAAGTAGTAGGCGGATTGGTTAATGCCAAAAAACTAAAAAGAGAGCAACGAGAAAAGAGAGCCATGTATGAGCAACAAAAAGCAGCTATGAACAATTTTCAGTTTAGTAATCCATGGGCAAACATGGAAAATACTGCTGAAGATTTAACAGTAAACCAACAAGCATCACAGTTTCAAGCGCAGCAAACAGATGGAGCGTTAGCTCAAGGTCTAGATGCAATCGTTGCAGGTGGCGGAGGTGGCGGTGGAGCTCAAGCTATTGCAGCTGCAGCACTACAATCTAAGCAGGGAATATCGGCTAACATTGCCGCTCAAGAGTCACAAAACCAAGCCATGAGAGCTCAACAAGCTGCTCAAAATCAAAGCTTAGAAGCCCAAGGCAACGAAGACTTACAGTCTCAACAATATACTCAAATTGGAGAAAGAATGAATATGGCGGGGGTTGAGTTAACACAAGCAAATCAAGCTAGGAACCAAAACAAAAGTATGATATTAGGAGGAGTTGCAGGTATGGCTAATAATTTAGCGCCAGGAATCAGCGACATGATGGGTAAGTAACAATAAATTAAGGAAAATATAAAACTATGGCAAGACAATTAGTAAAAAGCACAGTAAACCTTGATTTAATGATGCTAGCTGGCGAAAAGCAAAACTCTGGAGCAATGATAGGTGCTTTAGGAAACGTTTTAGGTGCAGCGTTAGATAAAGGAATTAAAGCTAAAGAAGATAGAGAAAAAGCTGATAAAGTAAAATTACAAGAAGCTGGGGAACCAACCACTATGGATGAGGATGGTAATCCAATTGGGTTTGAAGAATACAGCAAACAACTTAAGCCGATTGAAAACACAGCTATTGCAAATCTACAAGGCGGTAAAGGTCTTGTAGGCGTTAATGATCCTAATTTTGTTGGAGCCCCTCTAGATAAGGTTGGCGGCTTGAACAATTATGATAAAGAGTGGTACTCAATGCCTGATTGGAAGAAGTTCAAATGGAGTGCCAAAGGGGGGAAAGACGCGTATGTGCGAGCACAAAAAACTTTATCAACAGATCAAATAACACAAGATGATAGCCCTTTTGGAAGAAGACAACAAGGGCGCTCTAGACCAAGCTTTAATCAGCAAGGTGCACAATCATTTAATCAAAACGTTAATGCAGCTGGGAAAGAACCGGTAGGAACCAGGGACACTTCAAGTCAATACACCAAAGACAGAACTTTTGTTGAAAAAGAACAAACTATACAAATGCACTCTTCTTTAGGTCAACTAGGGCAAGCTGCAGCTGAAGGCTGGAATATAAGTGTAGAGCGTGACAATTATGAAAAGCAAGTAGAAGCTGATTTAAAAGATTTTAGAAACGACGAGTGGAAAGCGGCTGGTGAAGAGTCAGATAAAAACGCTTTATTCGATAGAGGCTTTGTTGACGCAATGGGTAGTTTTAAAACTGCTTATGGACAAGCTCAATTGCTTAAAGATCCCAAAAAAAGAGCGGCTACCCTAGCTAGTATTGAAACAAAAATGGGTAACATAAAAAGAGAAAACGCAGAGGTCCAAGAGTTAAAAAGCTTTTATAAAGAAAATTTTGATAATATAAACCATAATTTAGTTAAAAGTGAACGATCCGACTCAATACTAGGTATATTTGGTGGCGGAGAAGTTGGATTTGTTTTAGATGAAGGCGGTAACTTCACTGCAGCAGGGCAAACCAAAAACGGTACACCTATACGCAAATCACCTGCTGACATACGAAAACTGTTTGAAGGTCTGCCAATGAAGCGTGACATGTTTGAAGAAGCATTTATTATATCAAAAGCTCTTAAAGATGCTGATTACAAAATTGGCATAATTGGACCAGATGGTATTAAAACAAAACAAAACGTACCTTTAGATCAATTTAAAGAAGAAATTGCCGGGCAGGTAGAAGCTGTTTTATTTGCGGATGGAGATAAAAGTGGTAAAGGTATTGCTTCAAGAATGCCAGCTTTTCAAGGCAAAAATGGGCTTAGAGCATGGGAAGAAGGTATGGATTATCCTGAGTACAAGCTAAATGCAGATGGTAGTGAGCAAAAAGATGAAAACGGTAAAAGAATACCGGAAAAACGTCATCCTTATAATATAATGAGGCAAAATTTAACTGAAGCTATCTATAACGACATGGGAGGTTATGCTGCTGAAAAAGATGAAACCGTTACTAGCATGTATACAAGTAAGCAAACTGAAAAAAGTAGAATAGCTAGAGAAAATAGACAAAGAAGCAGAGCGAGAGGCGATGCTCAAACTACTTCTGATAATTATAATCAATTTTTAGATAACGCTTTTGGAGCATATGGTACTGAAGGTATTCAAATGACGTCAAGTAATTTAGAATACTTAAAAGGTTTACCAGGTGTGTCTGACGTACAATACACGCAACCAACTTATAACAGCGATAACCAAATGACTTCTCCTGGTACTTTAACTCTTCTTGATAAGAGTGGTAACCCTGCTGTGGATAGAATAAATATGGCAGATGAAGAAACTGCACGAAATGTGGTTTTAAACTATATGACAGAAAAGAAATTTAACCCTGCTGTTAAAGACACTAAAACAGGCGGTTATTCGGTTCCTGGAAACTCTAATTATGAAGACTTAACGAACCAATACGCACCAAAATAAAATTATATGAACGAAGAACTACAAGGTTACATCGATAGAATGCGCGCTGGAGGTGAATCAGAAGACACTATAAAGCAATTCACGACTGATTGGGAAGCTAACGCAGCTAATGAAGAATCTGATAAAGGTTATGAATACACTTTTGAAGAAGGGGAAGTAGATGGATTTGTTGAAAGAATGCGAGCAGGTGGAGAGAAAGAGCAAACTGTAGACATTTTTATAAAAGACTATAAAAATAATAAACAAAATTATTTAGACAGTCTGGGAAAGACAAACGCTGTTGCGGAGGAGACTGCGGCTGTAGCAGCAGACCAACAAAGCGAGTTGGATTTGCAGTCGGTAAATGGTTCTTTGGAATTATTAGAGGATAATGAAATAAGTATCGAAGAAAAAAAACAATTACCTTATGGAATTAGTCAAAATTTATTAAGAAATAATAAAAAGTTTACCCTTAAAAATATTGACCAGGCTGCTTTAAAGCTAGAAGAACAAAAAAATAAAGGGTTTGACGAACACGTAGAAGACCTCAAAGAAGGAATTCTTGGTAATGGTGTAGAAAGATTTAAAAATTGGAGCTATAACGTGTTTGGGGCAGACGGTGTTGGTGGTATTCCAGGTCCTTCTACCATAGCTAGATTTCAGCAAGCATCAGCCGCTTATGCAATAGCAATGGATAAAATTAGTGACACTAAGGAATCAGAAGATAAAGCTAAAAAAGAGCTTAAATCACTTTCTGATATACAAAACTTGCAAAAAGAAATGCCTTCTATTACAGATGATGACTCTGAAGGTTTATTAGGTGCAATTGCTGGACTAGTAGGAGATGCAACACAAGTTGGTCAATCTGTTATACCAACCACTATAGCTGCTATAGGCGGTACCGCAGTTGCTGGTCCAGCTGGTGGGGTTGCAGCGGGAGTTACTGCTACTGGTTTACAAATGATTCCATCTTTTATTACAGATTACAACGTTATAAAAGCAGAAGAAAAGTACAAAGACGAAGGTTTATCCCAAGAAGAAGCTGTAAATAAGCTAATAGAAGAAGATGAAGCCGAGATGCTAGTTCCTTTGGTCGCTGCTAGTATAGCTATGATCCCTGAATATATTGGTTTTAAAGGTATTAATAAATACTTAATGACCTCTACTGCTGGAAAAAATGTTATAGCAAAAGTAGCAAGATTAGGTTTAACATCTGGTAAAGAAGGTTTTACTGAAGTAGTTCAATTGTTTCCAGAAGGTGTAAATTCATCCTTAGCTGCAGGAGAAAACTTAGATGACGCCGTGATAGAAGGGTTGCAATATACCTTTGAAAACGCTAAAGATACTTTTATATCATCAGCAGCTGGTACGGCAGTATTTGGACTCGGAGGTAAAGGAGCTAAAAAAGGAGGAGCTAGACTTTGGAGAAAAATGAGAAATACTCGTGTAGCTATTGATGGCGGCAAAATGGAAGATATAGTAGACGAAATTTCTGAATTAAATATTAAAAGAATGGAAGCTAACGAGCCTGAATTAAAAGAGGCTTTAAGCGAAAAAATAAAAACCAAAGTTCAAGAGTTAGAATCTTTAGATGAAAAAGCAAATTCAATAATGAATTTTGCAGAAGATTCTGAATTTGAAAAAATAACAGAACTAGAGGATTTAAAAAGAAAGTATATTAATAAAGTAAAAAATATACAAAACAAAAAAGAAGAACTTGATGCAAAAGAATATGCTGAATCTTTAAATATATATAAAGAAAAATATTTAGAAGCCCAAAATAGAATAAAAGGAATATCTGAAAACATTCAAGCAAAAGCTGAAAAAGCAACTCCTGAAGATGTATCTGAAAGAACTGTTAAAAACGCAAATGCTATTAACAATGCTTATGCTAAAGATCCTAGCAATGACACCTTTTTTAATGTTGTTATACCAAACACACAAGACCTAGTTGATGGTATAGTAAATAAAATGTTTAGACAAAACCCAGAGTTTAAAGAATCTGGTATGACTAAGCAAGATTTTAAAAATCAGTTAACCACAGGGGATACAAACAACCCAGCTTCTTCGTTGTTTGGTTTATATGAAAGTTACAACCCAGACAAAGGTCAACTACTAACAACTTATTTATCTAGAAATTTAGAAAACAGAGCAAAACGCATTGTAGATACTAAAATTGGAAAACAAGCTACAGTTGGTGGAAAAAGTTTAGATACTCAAGAATCAAGAGAGCTAGCTGCAGATGAAGTTGAAATTAAAATATCTTCAATTAAGGGGCCTAGATTTGCTAAAAAATTGGGCTTGTCAGATGAACTTATTAATAAAGTACGTAATGCAGCTAAAAAAGCTTTATCTACTGCTAAAAAAGTTGATGACAAAAAGTTTTTAAATGATCTTGTAAATACTATAAACAACGATATATTTAATGACATCCGTGATTTAATTCCTAAGCCAAAAGAGCGTGAAGCTTTTATGGAACAATTTGCGGGAACAATATGGGATGCAATGCCTCAAAGCTCAATGGCTAAAGCCACACGCAATGAAACTTTTCAAAGCTGGGGAATAGAAGCTCCTACTAAAGAGGCGTTTGTTGATTACTTTTTAGGTAGAGACCAGGAAGGGCTAGGTTTGAGTACTATTAATGATCGTGTAAAAAAACAACTACCTCAATACCTAGCTAAAGCTATTGGAGCAGAGTATGCCCAGGATTTATTAGAGAATGACGCTGATACCCGTGAAAGATTTGGTTTAACACAAAAACAAGAAGTTGAAGATGCTGCTGACGAAATGCAAGCCAAAACAAAAGAAGAGCGTGATTTACAAAATACCGCGCCTGAAGCATTAGAAGAATTAAGAAGATTAGCGGACGAGGGAGACGCCGGTAATATTGATAAAATATTAGGCACAGAAAGAGTTTCAGTAGATAATACAAACGCAGAAAATAATTATGAAAAACTAACAAAAAGGCAAAAAGCTATACTCAATTTTGTTAAAATAGCTAAAATACCAAGCATACTTTTACAAAAAGCTGGTTTTGCAAATTTTGGAGCAGAATACGTTAAAAGAAATGGCACAAAATACTACAAATTAAAGAACGGAAAAGAGGTAGAAAAAGGTACTCCAGAATTTAAAAAAGCTCAAGAGGAAAACTTAATTTTACCTAGGCAAGATAGGGGCGGATTGTTTTCATCTACTAATGATGGTTTCTTTAAACAAGCTATGGAAATAGCTAAAGAAAACGATAAGTTGTATCCTGGATTAAGTTCAAAAAGAGTTACAATTCCTAAAGGAGCTAGACTTGATGCGGATTTTTTAAAGAAAAACGCTCAAAGAATGAAAGAAAATATGGACTTTTTAATAACTTCCATGAAAATTCTTACTGGAGCTGTTCATAAACACAATCTGCCTATTGAAGACGCTTTTTTGTTTATTACTTCAGCTTACCAAGCAACAGAGGGTTTTATAAAAGTGGCTGCTCCTTTTGAGTATATTTCAAAAAGTTTTGCATACGGTAAAAGCGGTAAGCAACGGATTGGTGAAGAATACAGAGAAGAGCATCAGCCACCCGCTTCTTATATAGGTAAAATCATGATGTGGGCTATTAAAAACAATAAAGCTGATTTAATAGAGCCTTTTATAAGAAAAAATTACTACCAAACTCAACTTTCAAAAGCCGACGATCAAAAAATAGATGATGCAAAGCTTGATTCAGGAATGCCTAAAGGCTATCTTATTTTTGAAAACCCAATAATAAGGATGGCTGAATCTGGCGTAAACCTTAATGACCAGCTTAATATAGAAACAGGACAAACAATGGCTCAGGAATTTGATGCAGAAAGTGCAGAAACACCTGACGCTATTGCGGCATCTAATGAAGTTGTAAAAGAAAAATTGGAGGATAACATTGAAACTTTAATTGATAGAGCAATAGGTAAACTAGAAGATTATTTAGGGCCAAAAGGAGCTCTACAGGCTAACTTTGCGGCTGTACCTATAAATGTATTAATTGGGGGGTTAAGAGCCACTAAACTGGCTTATAAAGGCTCTAAAAGCCTTGCTAAAGCGCTTGAAGCTGGGTACAAAAAAGTACAAGACTATATGTCCCAACAAGAGTGGTTAGATTTCGCTAAACAAGCTGTAACCGAGGTTAAGAAAGAACCAACAGGTGCAACAATTGCGTTAGCTATTGCAAATGAAAATGCAATTAAAAACGAACAAAACCGTCAAAATAAGATTAAAACACTAAAAGATGCGGGGGTGTATAGCAAATCTGATGACAGCAAAACAAGCAAAGAGCTCGATCAAAAATTAGCAGAAGAAGATTCTAAAATAAAAGAGTCTAATCGTACAGAGGGAATGGAACGTAATTTCCGTAAAATTTTAAATAATAAAAAATCTACAGGAAAGCGACCATCTAAATGGTTTATACCATCTAACGCTGAAGATATAAAAGGATTATTATATGCTTTTTTACCTGATGGCGCTGCTGGAGTTGCAGCTAAGAAGTTCTTTAATTCAACAATATTAAAGCCTTACTCAGATGCTGTTGCAGCTGCAGAAGCTGAAATACTTCAGTTGTCTAAAAAGTTTGTACAAATAAAAGAACAAGCAAAGGTTAAGTTAGATGAAAACATTGAAGGTACGCCTTATACAATGGGTGATGCAATTAAAGTTTACAACTGGGTAAAAGCCGGTGTTGAGGTTGACGTACTTAAACAAGAATATTTAGATAGAATGATTGGTGCTGTTGAAGCAAACGCAGAAGCTAAGTACTTAGCAGACGAAGTAGCGGCTAACTATGATATAGCTTATAATAAAAACTGGAGAGGGGTTCCACTTAATAAATCTATTTACGATGCTATCCAAAGTGGTACTAGAACTAAGCATTTAGAAACATTTTCTCAAAACGTAGCTGCAATATTTAACAAAGATAACCTACAGGAGATAGAGAATGTTTTTGGGAAAAGCTATGTTCAAGCGCTACAGAATAGTTTAAAGCGTATGCAATCGGGGCGTAATAGAGTTTCAACAGATGCTCAATCTAATAAATTTTTAAGCTGGATTAATAAATCTGTTGCAACAACAATGTTTTTTAACACGCGGTCTGCAGCCTTACAACTTTTATCTTCTTTAAACTTTATCGGCCAAAAAGACAATAATTTATTTAAAGCTACTGCTGCTTTTGTAAATCAAGTACAATGGCAAGAAGATTACAATAAGCTTTGGAATAGTGATTATCTTTCTAATCGTAGAGATGGAGCTAAGTTTGACGTTCTTGCTGATGAAATTGCAGAAGATCAAGAAAGCTTTTTAAATAAACTTTTACAAAAAGGTTTCTTACCAACAAGATATGCAGATAGCTTTGCTATTGCTTTAGGTGGTGCTGCTTTTTATCGTAATAGAGCTAACGCTTTGATGAAAGAAGGAATGAGTAAAGAAGATGCAGAAACGCAAGCTTTAAAAGACTGGCAGGATTCAGCTGAAGAAACTCAACAGTCTTCGGACCCTTCAAAAATTTCTGAAATACAAGCATCGTCTATTGGTAAAATAATTTACGCTTTTGCTAATACACCTTTTCAATATGCGCGTAAAGGAAAAAGATTACTACAAGATGTAGCCTCAGGAAGATCTAAAGCTAAAGGAGGAATGAATCAAGTGCGTAAGGATTTACAATCCGTGTTTTATTATACCGCTGGACAAGCGATGTTGTTTAACGCTTTGCAAACTGCTTTATTTGCTTCAATGTTTAGCGATGATGAAGAAGATAAGCTTGAAGAAAAAACGATTACAGCTATTGAAAGAATTTTAACTTCTTATGCTAAATCTCTTGGTAACCCAGGGGCTGTTATTGGTTCAATATATTCCGTATTAGCAGAAGCTAACGAGCAAATAGAAAAAAGAGGTAGAATTGACAATGCTTATAAGCTGGCTTTAGAAGCCACCGCAATATCTCCACCACTTAATACTAAGTTAAAGGACATTGTTGCAATTGGTAATATATATAAATATAACCATAAACAAATTGAAAAAGACCCTTTTGAAGTTAAGCTCGATAATCCTGTTTTAGAAATAACAGGCAATATAGCATCATTCGCTGGGTATCCGCTAGATAGAGTTATTAGGAAAGCCCAAAATTTAGAAGCAGTAATGAACGAGCAAACAGAGGCTTGGGAAAAAGTATTTTTAACTTTAGGCTGGAGCGAATGGGAGTTAGGTATACAAAAAGCTAAATCTAATAAGCCAAAAACTAGAGAAGAAAAAAGAGCAGCTAAGCTTGAAAGACTAAGAAAGAAAAAAGAGGATAGATTAAAATCACCTACTAAGAAATTAGCAAATGGTGTAGCCGGAGTGGCTAATAGAGATGGTACAATAGAGATAGACCCCAATCTATCTCCTGTTGAACACGAGAAGACAGTTGCTCATGAAGAACAGCATATGGAAGATATGAAAAGCGGTAAGCTTGATTATGATGATAAATATGTTTATTGGAATGATGCAAAGTACGCACGTGTAAATGGTAAGATTAAATACAAGGGTAAATCTTATATAGAGGGCCATAAATCTTTACCGTGGGAAAAAGTTGCATATAATGCAGAACCTTCCACGAGTGCTGTAAAGCGAAAGCTATACTAAATAAAAAAGGGGACCCCGTAATTGGAGTCCCCTTTTTATGTTTTATGCCATTAAGACATATACTATAATTCCTGTTATAACTGGACCAACAAAGCCCCAGACTTTTAAGAATTTAATCACCTTGTTTTCTTCAGTAGTATAAATGTGATCGTCTGTATTCAAATCTATCGCATCAAGCTGCTCTTTAACTTGATCTTCTAATTCTTTAATACGTAATTTTGCATCTGCAAATGTAAACTTTTTAGCCATAATAATATTTAATTAATTAATTTATCCGTCGCAGCTTAAACAATCAGGATCCATTGCAGCTGCCGCAATATCACCTCTTAATACAGATTCGGTACGTGTATAGTATAACGTTTTTACACCACGCTTCCATGCTTCCATATGAACAGCATTCATCCATTTAGGAGTAGCTTCAGAGGGGAAAGCCAAATTTAAACTAACAGACTGATCTATATAGTCCTGTCTAATCCCCGCTTGTTTTACTAATTCTAATTGATTGATTTCTTTGAATGTCTTAAATACATTCTTTACTTTTTCGTAATCTTCCTCATGCTCTTGGGTAAGTCTTCCTTGGTGATCGTAAAACCATCCATCGAGTTCTTTAATGTCTTGAATGGATCCACCATCTGCCATAATCTTTTCCCAAGTTTCTTTATTGTCAATTCCAATTTTTCTTAATACTTTTTTAAGTTCTTTGTTCTTCCTAATAAACGTTCCTTTAGCGGACTGTTCTGTGAACACGTTAGCAGCCCAAGGCTCAATACCTGGTGAAACGTTACCAGATAATTTAGAGTTCGATACGGTTGGCGCTATAGCTCTTAAATGAGTGTTTCGCATACCAGTACCCGCACACCATAAAGGTTCGCCATAAACTTCAGCTAATTTTCTTGATGCACGCTCAGTTTCAATCTTTATCTTTGAAAATATTTCTCGGGTTTTGAACTGTGCCATTAACCCTTCGAAAGCGATCCCGTTCTTCTGTAGTAAGCTGTGCCATCCCAACACTCCTAACCCTAGTGCCCGTCCCTTGACAGCTGACCTTACAGAATTCTCGAACCCCCTTAGCCCCTTCGCTCTCTGTATGAACTCTTCCAGGACACCGTCCAGGAACCATGTCGCATCGTATACCAAGTTTGTATCCTTCCATTCGTCGTATTTTTCAAGGTTTAAAGATGATAAGCAGCAAACAAAACTGTGACTTTCATCAGTATGTAATGTTATTTCACTGCATATATTAGTCATATGAACTTTTAATCCGTTCGCTTTGTAAGCCTCTGGATTAGCTTTGTTTGTGTTGCCTTTAAAAAGGATATATGGTTCGCCAGTGGCTTTGCGCTTTTGGATAAGCTTACTCCACTTTTGTCGCGCCTCTTGATCTCCCGTTTCAAGTTGTCGCATAAACTTATCGCCAATGACAGCACACTGATGTAGGTTAAGAGATTGCCTGTTGACGTCTCCTTTAGGTTCCCTAATTTCAATCCAATCGAGGAAGTCAGGGTGTTCAATATTGATATTAACTGATGCAGCTCCTCTTCTAACAGCACCTTGGTTGGTCGCGAGTATAGTTGAGTCGTAGATTTTGCAAAAAGGGACAACTCCGTCTGAAGTTCCATTACCTGTAATTCTGGCTCCTGCGGGTCTGATCATATTAATACCTACTCCTACACCGCCGCCATGTTTAGCTAAGAGCATCATTTCTAAATTTTTTGTTCCAATATCAGCTATAGAGTCAGCAACATCTATGCCGAAGCAACTGATAGGTAAACCACGATCAGTGCCTGTGTTAGATAAAACCGGAGAGGCTAAACACAACCACCCCTTCCAGATGTAGTCAAAGAATACTTCTTCTAGCTCTGGTTTGTAGAGTCGTTTTGAGACAGCTCTGCTAACTCGCTTGTAAGCATCTCTAGGCGTTTCTTCGTCAACGAGATAGCTACCTCCAATTGTTTTCTTGTAGACTTCGGTATCACCCCATTCTGGGTAGTCGATTCCTTTTTTCCATTCATTATTCCACATATTATAATTGTATATCTTTACTTAAAAAAATTGGGCTACCATCTTTATAAAAAACTTTATAAAAGTTATCTTCTTCTATGACCTCTATTGTTTTATTTTTAAACTTCATTGGGTATTTACTTCTTGCGTAATCTTTTATTCTATCCATTTGTTATTAAATAAATTATATATCCTATTATTACATTCACATTTACTGCAACTAAGTTCCATTGCTTAGCTACTACTACTTGAGGTGTACATAGGATGCCCCCAATTATATAGCTTATAGCCCCAAGATTTCCGTAACTTAATATATAAGGTCCTATCATTATAAAAGCTGTTCCCATATACCCTAAACGACCTGATAACTTTTCATTAACGGTTAGTCTTCTGTCTTTAACTAACCTACTAAGCTTAAAGCTCTTCATTAATCCCACATATCTTCAAAATCTTCTCCTTCACCTGCTTTCGAATAGTCAGTAGGACGAACAGCGAAAAAATCAGTATGAGTGACCCCACCTGTAAGGTGATAAAACCATTCGAGGTTATTTGAGCCTGCTTCGTCGTATGCAAAGTACTGCCCGAGGTCGATGTAGCCGAGTTCTGTAAGTTTTTCATTTAATCTTTTTCTAATAAATTGTTTTAAGTCATAAGCTTTTATACCTTCAACATCACCCATTTCAAACATTTTGTCAATATAAGCTTCTTCAGCAACTAACATTGCTGTTGCAGCTGTTGTTATGTCTTCTCTACAGGTTTGTAAAAGATCTTTATCTTCTTCACACATTTGTCTAAACAATTGGCAACCCATTTTACTGTGAAGAGATTCGTCTCTTACAGACCATTTCATTTGTTGACCTATACCTTTAAGTAAATTACGTAACTGAAAACTATAAAGAACAGCAAAAGCACTATAAAGCGATACGCCTTCAGCGAACGCAGAGAAAATTGCGAGACTCTTACCAATGCTCCGGGTGTTATTATCAGTAGTAGCAACAAGATTATCAAATCTTTCCATCGTAGCAGGCTCGTGTAAAAACGCTTCATAGTCTTCTAGTCCTAATGTTTCATTTAAATAGCTATAAGCAACAGCATGTATGGTTTCTTGACTACCAAACATCATAGCCATCTGCTGTATTTCGTGCTTAGGAAACCAGCCTACAACCTTTTGTGTCCAGTAATCTGAAACAGCACATTCTGTTTGAGCAAACCCTAAAAGAATATTACCTACTAAGTGCTTTTCTTTATCTGTTAACTTTTCGTTCCAATCCTTAAGGTCACCTGACATAGGTATTTCGGTATGTAGCCAGAATGCTTGAGCTTGTTTAAGCCATCCCTCAGTATAGTACTCGGGGTATTCGAATGGTTTGTATGCAATTCTTTCATCAAATAATCCCATTTATAATTCTAATTTAGTTTCTTCATCTTTTTCTTTATCCTTTTCTTCTTGCTTAGTCTTCATCGTCTCTAGCGCATTCTCGTAACCGGGGAGCTCTTTGACCACTGTCATAGTACCAATCGCTAGATCTTTCAGATTTCCTAATTCTCCAATCACTTGTTGGAGTACGCTGCCAATCTCCCTGACGCTGCTTTCTAATTGCTTTCTTGTTGCTGTGCTCATTCATTTATTTTTTTAGGTAATAATTTAATCTTCAATAGTTAAACATATTTCTATACAAAAAGGAAGATATAATACGTGTTCTTTAAATGTTTCTTCTATATAAGTTCTAACACCAAATAAGATGCCTGGATACAAACCTATACTAAGTTCCCAGTTCTTCATTGTTTTGTTCTTTTAAGTAGTAATTTAACATTCTCATATGATATTCTATCTTTTCATTATGGTAGCTACCCAATGAAAAATCCATGCTGTCTTCCAATTCGTTCAATTTCTTCTGAGTTAATTTTGTTATGATGTTTGGTATATTTCTTAACATCTTTATCTAATTTACGGCGCTTGTAGTGTAAAGAGGATTCTTTTTTCTTTTTTCTTTCATTATCTGAATCATCATATCTACGTCCTTTTGATTTTGCGGCTTGTAAAGCGTGCGCGAGTCTTCCATGTTTATCATCCATTGCTTAAATAGTTTCCATCTTAAAGGGAAGGATTCATTTGCTCTTCCCTTGCATTCTATTATGTAGTCTTTTCCTGTGAAGTCAGGTGTATACTTAATTCCCAGTATTTTTTTCTCCCCTCGGTTAGTAAAATCACCTTTCCCGTTGGCTTGTTTTTCATAAGCTTTATTCTTAAAACTAAATCCTTCGACCAACTGGAAAACTTCACCTTCATAATATTCAAATAGTTTTTCTTTTTTAAGAGCTATATATGTATACTTTTCTAATCCAGATGCAAAATTAATCCCATCAAAAGTTGTTTTTTTAGCTACAACTGGACCTCTTTTTTTGCTTCTTCGCTTCATAATTACATTTTGTCATAAGTTACTTTAATATCACCTGGATAGATAGAAGTGGTTGTAGTACCAAATCCATCAGGTGGACCAGGATCACTAACGTTACTGAATGTAGATTCTTCTTCAAGATAATCTTTAAGTATCTTATCAGCTAATACATCAGTGGTTTCATGCTTAAGCTTTTCAATATAGTTACATGCATCAAGTAACTCTTCTTGTATATGATTTAGCCACTTATGTAGTGAAGGTGTATCATCGTGTAAAGTTACACCATACTTTTTATAACCTACGTTGCTACGCTCATCAAGTTTTTTAATTACTTGTTTTACTATTTGGTCTTGTGTAGTTATTTTCATTAGTTATTTTTTACAAATGTTCCATTAATCATTTTACCTTTCCTGTTGATTATAACATCGTAGGCGGACTCAATACAATCTTCTATATGTAAACCTTCTAGAGCTGCTAAGTTGGTTAAAACAACCACCATATCGCCTATAGCGTCTATTATCTCAGGTCTATCATCTTTAAGTAAAGCTTGAGCTAGTTCACCTGCTTCTTCTTGAAGCTTGATATATTGAGTTTTGCTATCGCCTTTATCGTATATACCACGATCAGTAGCCCATTCTCTAATTAGAGGAAAGATAAACTGACCACCTGTTTTATTCATTTCCTTTGTTTTTTGGAAAGGCTTTGCTTGTGATAAAACTTTATTATATACGTAGCAGGTACCAGGACCAAACTGACTACCATGTACATTAGATATAATCCACTCAGTTTTAGCCTCATTGTCCAAGACATACGTTCCGTACCCATTTTTTATTTCTATATTGTTTAAAAACTTTGCATTGATTTCGTTTTTAGAAATCTTAAAGGTTGTTGTTGCTTCAGATGATGTGCACTTTGTCATTTTGTTTGATTTTTTAAATAAATCTTTATATAATTGTCTATCAATTTTATAACCAAGATCTTTTTGTAGTGTTTTTTCTGCTTCAGAAGCTTCTACAATATCATTAGTCTCAAACAGTATTTCATATTCACCTTCTCTATACCCCTGTGTTTCAATAACACGCTTCTGTATATTAGTAGTGCAACCTACTTTTATACCTGGTATATGGTAAATTTTATACTTACCTGTTGGAATTTTTATGTTCATTGTTTAATTTTTTAATTATCTCTCTGCTGTGCTCGTTTAAGAACTGAGCCATATAGTTTGTTTTTGAAAACCATGGCTTATACTCCGACGTTGAGTTCTGCTTTGATTGCTGGGTGTGGGTCATATCCTGATATATTAATCATTTCTTTAGTTGGTATAGTTATTTCTCCTCCAATAATAGCAAGTCCCCTATCAACGCTAACAAAAGGAAGTTTTCTAAAACTACGATCCAATTGTTGTTTAGCTTGATCGATATGATTATTGTAAAGATGACAGTCACCAAGGGAAACAAGTAGCTCACCGGGGACACATCCAGCTGCTTTCGCAAGCATAAGTAATAATAACCCATACATAGCAAAATCATAAGGAAGTCCAAGAAATACATCAGCTGATCGCTGTAACCACATAAGATCCATTTTTCCATCATTTATATAAATTTGAAATCCGTAATGGCAGGGAGGTAGCGCCATCTCGTGTATAGCACCAGCATTCCAAGCATTAATCATTAATCTTCTAGAAGAAGGATTGGATTTTATCTCACGAATTAATTGTTTTAATTGATCAACACCATTAAAGTTACGCCATTGAGACCCATACACTGGCCCTAAAGTGCCGTCTGTTCTACCAGATCTTTCGTAATCAGCATTCCAGTATTTTACACCATTGTCATTTAGATACTTAACGTCTGTTCTGCCATGTAGTATCCATAGCAATTCAGTTACCGCGTTGTTCCAGAATATTTTTTTTGTTGTGAGCAAAGGAAATCCTGTTGACATATCATGGCGTAGTATTCGTCCAAAGACTGATCTTGTCCCAGTCCCCGTGCGATCCTCTTTCGGTTTTCCACCGTGGACCAGTGATGATAGTAATCCTCTATACTCATCCTGAATGTTTCTTGTCATAATAATATTTCATTGTTTTAAATGTTTCTTGCCAAATGTTTTCTTTTATATATACAGTTGGCGTTTTATAAACTTTTCTAAAGTTAGGCATAAATGATACTGCTATTCTCCATTCTTGTGGATACATACCTCTTGATGTTGGCTCGGGTGATATTATTATATCATTATCTATACAAAACTTTTGCCACTTTAATTCCTCAGCGTTAGCTACGAATCCGGTGTTTAAGCCTATATAACCTTTAGGCGGTTTAGATTTCCATGCCATTATTCCCAAGGTAAGTTATGATCCGACGGATCAGTTACTGGTATATAATCACCAGATACATGATTCCATTTAAAATGCGCTTCAGCTTGATTCTCACCTAAGTTTTGAAATTTAACTTTAAGCACTTTAACTTTTACAGTATTGTTACCATAATTTCTATGAACTAGTAATCCGTGGTAACTAGCATCATACCATTCGCCTCCTCCTTTAATAGAGTACATTGTTGGTTCATCCATGGTCCCATCATCTTTCTTGTACATTTTAGTGGGGTGAGCAACAACGATAACAAGCACGTCATATTTTTTAGCAAACGTTTCTATTTGCGCTAAGTATTCCATAGTAGCATCAGGTATCGACATCGTTGCCGTGCCTTTCAGCTTAACTTTATTAAATGGATCTATAACTAAACATTTAATACCTTTACGCTTCACTAGTTCGGCACCTTTTTTAAGAACCGCTTCAAGGTCATAACGTTCAGACTCTATAAAATAAAAGTTATCATTTACTACATTCCAACAGTCTTTCCATTTATCACTACCTAGATCTTCTTGTTTAGGCATCCAACCTCCTATCTTTCTTATTAATTTATGGGTGTGTAAAAATGTTGGTTTGTTTTCTGGTGAAGCAAAGGCTGTTTTCCAGCCATACTTCATTTGGTAACCCACAGCCATTCTATCAACAAAATCAGACTTACCAGAGCTAGGCACACCTGTAACGGTGATGAATTGTCCTGTGTAAGTACTAAATATGCTATCGAAGTTATCAAGACCGACTTGGAAGCCAGGCTTAAACCCTTCATGAATAAATTCCTCAAGTTCATCGTTTATATCGTTTACAGTTACTACATTTTCAAGTGGGACAGCTTTGGCATTATGTATAGCATTGATAACAGCGTTGCGCCCATCAGCCATAAGCATATCATTAGCATCTTTATGAACGCCGAAATCTGCCATCCAGCATACCTCCGCGCCAAACCTACGTATAAGTTCTTGTTGTAGGTTTTGACCAGCTTCATCAGAATCTGTAGCGAGTATAATCTTTTGTTTATCCTCAAAATATTCAATACAGTTATCAAGATAATCAAGATTAAGCCGGTTAAGAGTAGCACCGTTGGGTACAGATACAACATTAGTGATCCCAACGTCATAAAGAGAGAGGGCATCCATTTCGCCTTCCACAATAACACACCAGTCATGACCAACAACGTTATTGATGTTGTAAAATACTTTTTCTGCTCCTTTAACAAGTTTGAAATTTTTTCTACCATCTCTATATTTAGTATTAATTAATTGATCATTAATAAAATAATTAAACTGTATTGTGTTTACTTCTTTAGAGACCTGAGGCATCCACTCAGAACCCTCACTAATTTTCATATTAGTAAGGGTTTTTTGTGAAATACCGCGATCTTCAAACCATTTAACAGCAGCAGCACTTAAATCAGTATTGTTTTTCCATTTAGGTAAAACATATTCTTTATCAGCACCTCCTTTGCGTTTAAATGTGTGTAGCTGAAAAACTTCATCGCAATTCATACAGGTACCGAGACCACGTTCCCAATCATACATAGCACATTTAGCTTTGCGATTCTCAGGTTTTCTATCGGCTGAACACTTAGGACATACACCCTCTTTCTTTCCAGCTTCAAGATCGTATTGATTGAATGTGTCAATCACAAATCCATTGATCTCATCTGTTATCATATATCTTCTATTTAAAGAGTTGTGTTAATCTTCTACCAATGTAACATTGCCGTCCTTATCAACGACTTTTGTTATATATTCTCCACTATCCATTAAAATGGTAGATCTGGCCCCGGGCTAGGCTGTGAAGAATTCTGCTGTTGCTGTTGAGGTTCGCCTTCTCTGGGGGCTGCTCCTACATTAGATCCGTTAGACCACACAACTTTTACATTACCTAAAAATGATTTAGGTGATTTAGCATCGCGCTCTTCTTTAGTTTGTTCGGTTTGTATATAACCGGAATCTCCAAACTGTCCCAATTCATCATTAAGAACTATTGTAATAGGGTAGTACTTACCTTTCTTACCTTCATAAATCTTTGATTTATCTACTTTAGTTAAATCAATATTAGCTGATATAATACTTGCCATTAGTAAGTTGTTAAATTGTTAAACATTGTACGCATTTGTTTTTTCGTAGCTCCACTTGATCTACGTAGATTATCTACAGCTTTAACATGTGATTGGTTGCTGTAAAAATTGTTCATACTTGTAGTTACTCCTGTAACGTCACAAGTTCTTTTTCTTGTTCTTGCCATAAAATTAAATTTAAATTAGTATTAAAGTGTTTTCGATATATAATGTTGGCTAAAATCGCCGTCGCCATTAACAAAGTAATCTTCATAGATTTGCACTGCACTTGAAACTTTATTCATACCAGATTGAATAAATTTATCGCTACAGTCAAACAGACCTAACTGATGAGTCTTTTTGTCAATAACTATAAAAACTAAATCGTACCCAAACATTTTTGAATAAATATATGCTTGGCTATCGTAATTAAAACGATAAGCGGAATTAGTAAATTTATTAATATCACCTGTTGTTTTTAAATCTATAACCAATTGGTGAGTGTGGTTAACGATATCAGCCTTACCTTTCCACGTCATACCCTCAAGCTCTACTAAGCCAGGTACTTCATATTCAACATTACCTTCTTGTATAAGATCTTGAAACAATTCATTCTCTAATACAATTTCTCGCATTAACTGTATGTCGTCCGCTTCTTTTTCTAAAAGACAGATGTCGCTACCTGCGATTTCTTTGTAAACTTTCGTATTACGTGTTGATGCTTTAACTATTTTGTACTTGTCAAGCTTATGAGGCTCAAGGATGCATGTGTGAAAGTAACCTCCAATAACCATAGGTGTTGTAGGAGGCGACTGCTTCTTGAAATCAAGAGGATTATTTAACAACGCCATAATGTCACTGTTACTTAAATAAGTTTTACCGAATTCACCGTAATAATGATTATCATCACGCAGTTTGTCTAATATCTCTTGTTTATCCATTCTTTAATTTATTTAATATATCAGCACTCATTAAATATGTTTGCTGTAAGGTTTCTACTTTACCACCATTAGCTAAAAACTTTTTAGCTTTATCAATGTTTGCATCTGTAATTTCTGGTTTTGTTTTTCCAAAAGCATTACCGCTTCCTGGTATTGTTCTGTTAATAGCGCCTTTACCATGACTATTAGTAGCGTCAGCGTCTGCAGTATCATCAATTAATAGTAAATTTCCTAAACTATATTTTTTACCATAACTAGATGCGCTACCAAACTTTTGAGGCATTTGCATACCCTTCTGAGCTAAATCAACACCTACAATAGCTATAGCTTGTATAGCATCCGTACCGTCAGATATAGTTGCAATTGATTCCATAATAGGAAACTCTGTATCTGCAACTACAATTCTTTCACTTACGGTAAAATAAACACCATGCTGTTTATTAAAAGGTTTCAATGCTTCCAATATGTCTTCAGCAGACCGGAAGTTGTACTTACCGAAATTATTAAAGCGCGATTTTTTTGCTTTAAATTCCGATTGGATTAAACTTAATTTTTCGTGTAGTTTCATACTTTATTTAATTTGTGCCAATCCTTATTAGCGAGTTTAATTGTTCTTGAACCATAAGACTTTGTTCTAGTATTATAGTACGAATTATGATAGTCTTGCTCAACCTTTATGTTTAAGGTTTCAATGTCCGAAGGACTATCTTTAAGGTCTATGTTATAGTAACTTAAGCCCTCAGTTGTATTTGTCGCATCACCTCTGTCTATAGAGTCATCTTCGATGTCGTAGTCTACATTTGTATGTGTATTCATAAGTATTTAGTTATAATATATATTACATAAAAAAAGGAAAAAGTATACTATTCTTCCAAGTATTTTTCAATTATTTCTTTAACGTGTGGTTTTGTCATCTTTTTCAAAGCGTTAGCTTTTATTTTCTTAACCCATATTTCAGATCTATGAAACCGTTCGGCTATTTTAGATACCGATGCTTTCTTATCATAAGGTTCGTCTATACCAAAAAATGCACATAAAACTTGTTTCTCTTGTCCTTTAAGTTCATTGTCCATAACTGTATGTAAGAAGTCGTTTAGCAGCTCTTGGTCGTAGTTATAAGGTTCATCGGCAACATCTAAATAATATTGGTTAAAAAATGATGAAAATGTTTGTGTTAAAAAAATATCTGTTTGATAGTTATTATCATATTTACCTCCGTGGGCGTCTCCGTGTGGGCTAGTAGTGTAATAAGCCTCGGGAATTCTAATAGTGTCTCTATCGCGAGCTATGGCTCTTCTAATTCCGTTTTTGATGTTCAATTTTAAATAGTTTGTAATTATACCAGGTTTTTCTGTTTCTGCTCTAGAATTTATAAGTTCCCAATCTAACTTATTCCATGCTTTATAAAAAGATACATAACCTTCCTGAATTAAATCAGTAAGGTCAAGTACACCTACCCTCGGGTAAGATCTTTCAAATATGTTTGCTAACGACTTAGGCCACTCTATATAGGGAGCTTTTATTGCGTCAATTCTTTCATATATATCAAGACTCTTTAAATGTTGTTTGTATGTTGAATGGCTGTACCACTTCATATATTTATTAATTTTAATCTTCTACTGTACTTTCTAATAAGTCTTGCTTTTTCTTTTAAAAGCTTAACAGGTATTCTATTATTTTGTGTACCAATTAATACTTCATCAATAACTTCAGTTCTTAATTCCATTATTCTGCGAAAAAGATAAGACTTATGATCTCGTTTTCGAGTGCAATACACTTTTAGGTTTCCTATTTTTACTATCATTTTTTCTAAAGTCTTTAATTGTTTTACTTACTTTTTCGTTACTAGAAACTAAATGGTTGTATATTTTGTAGCTCATTAAATTGTTTTTAAAATGTGATTGATAATTTGTTTATAGTCACCCGTTAAAGATACTATATCGCCTTGAGCACCAGTGTACTGCAATGTGTATAGCATCTTAGGTTGGGTGGATTCTGTATAGTTATATTTATTACCTGCCATAATAAATATCTAATATTTTATGCATTGCTTCTTCACTAATCTCATTAGCAAGAGTCATGTTAAATAATAATCTACGCATTTTTTTCTTTATTACATTTAGCACAGAATAAAAGGTTGCCAGCATTTAGTGCGCCGCACACACAATTCCATGCACTATCTACTAGTGATCTATTCATAATTACGCATTGCTTTAGCTCGAGGAAAACGATATGCACCGGATGGTGTACGCTCGAAGTATTCGAAGGTTAGTTGTTTATTAATAAGGTCGTCACGCGTAGCCCATATATCTTTACGTTGTTGTATTGTAAGAGTAGGCCAAGGCACTTCAACTACTCGATTGTCTGAATCAACACCGAGGAATTTACCAAGACCGCTTTTGAACTTGCCTTTACCTTCGACGAAGCCAGTAATCGTAATCTCAGTGTCTGACCAGTCTTTGACTTTTTGTAAGTTGTTTGATCGTCGTTGGTCGTAAGAGTTGTTGTTGCGTAGCATTGAGCCTTCATATTTGTTTTGTTTATTTTGTTTGTGAAACTTTTGAACATCTTTATCGCTGAATACAACTTGCGTATCAACAAGTTGAATAGAACGCCATTTGTATAAACTTTGATAGCTAGTTATTTGAAGCGTACGGTCGATAAACGATAAGCTTGGTTGTTTGCTATCGAAAAGGTCGTAGCAGTGGAATTGTAAAGAACTAGCCGACTCGAACTTGTCAGCTTGGGTTGGCTTTTGTTTGCGGACGAGCGAGATGATTTTATTAAAGTTATCCCGATACTTATGATTATAAAGTTCGCCGTCAAGAGTAATATGAGGATTGGCTGCGAAGAAAGGCTTAAGCTCAGTGAGTACATGTTTAGCATTGTAGAATGGTTTGTGGTTGCGTGAGAACGCACCATGTTGATTAATATAACAACGTACGCCGTCAAGCTTAGGTTGTACAAAATGTGTGTTAGGCCAGCTGATTTCGCTTGCTACTGGCTTTGCTAGCATTACTTTAAAGTCTGTCATATTCTTGTTTGTATTTTTCATATATTTCTTTTAGTTCTATAAATAATTCGTATTTTTCTTGTTCTAATAACTTATTGCCTTGTATTTTAAGAGCATCAAGCTTTTCTTTTATTTTATCTTTAGGTGTTATTGTTTTTGCATTTTGTTGTACTTCTTGTATAATTTCATTCGCTCCGGTAATATCAATGCCATCAGCTAACTTTTTTATTATCTGTTGCTCTGCATGTATATAGGCTGAGGTCATTTGTTGTATTTGCCATCGTAATTTTATTTGGCTGAATGTTATTTTATTCACTTTCATTATCACTTATATATTTTATTTGTAACGTATTATTACCACATTTCTTGGAAGTCAACAGGAACATCAGATGGAAAAGCTTTTAATATCATTTCAATTGTGTCGTCAACAACATGGGGCTCGACTTGTGTGTTAACTAGATATTCGTGTGTTTTTCCTTTATATGTTACTAGTAATTTACCCATTGGTTTATTTAATATTGCGGTTATATTTTTTTTATTTATCTTCATAATTTGCGAATGTTAAAAACATTTCGTTAATTTCTTCAGTTATATTATCACTTATGTAATTCATTTGTAACGTATTTATCTGTTTAATTTTTTTCTTTTGAAAAATGTATTGTATTGTAAATTGAATTTTCTTATCATATTAAAAATGTATTGTATTGTAAATTGAATTTTCTTATTATATTTATTTTGCGTTTAAATCTGCTAATGACTGTAATAACTCAACATTGGTCATTCCGGATCTAATGTATTTTTCTTCTTCAATCATTCTTTTGGTTTCTACTATTTTAACACAATCTAAAATATATCTCCATGTATCAAGCTCTTTAATTTTAAAAGCTTGTTGGCCTTCGATCATTTCTATAGTGTAACTCATATAGGGAACTTCGCGCTCTAAAGCGTTCATTTCAAGCTTAATAAAGCTTATTTGAGATTCAGCTTTGTGTATAGCACGCTCGTGTATTTGTTTATCATTCATATTATATTCTTTTGTAAATGTTTTCAATTATAGTTTTGATTGCTAAACTTTTAGCCAATTCAAAGTCGTCGCCAGTTAAATCGTTGTCGCTCATTTGCCATGTTACAATTTCGTCAAGCTCGTTGAGTACAAAGTCGGTGGTACGTTCAGCACATTTCATTGCTATTTTTGTTATACTTGTATTTATTTCCATATTATTTTTTTTATTCAATTATATTATCACGTTATTAATTAGTTTGTAACGTATTACTGAATTTTTCAAACTCATCTTCGTCTATGTTATCTTGTATATAATCAAGCAGATAGTACTCGTCAAAGTAGTCTTCAACATCATAACATGAAATTGTTAGCAATTCGCTATTAAACCTGTGTTCGTCTATAGCACTCATAATTGCATCGAAATCTGGTTGATAGTAGTACACTTCGTTTTCCCAATTTAAGTTGTGTAAATCAGCAGCAATGTAATATACGTCATAGCCATCAGCTGTTTGTAGTGTACCAATTTCAAGGTTACTATTTTGTTCTACAAACTTAATGTTTGCTACTTCTTCAAATTTTTGTAATGTTGTCATATTATTGTATTGATTCATTTAGTACTTCTTCTAGTTGCGACCAAACAACAGTGTCGTCGTTTTCAGTAAGATAATCATATAAGCAAGCAAACGCAGCTTGAGATATATTATCTGGTCTGCCATATAAATCGTGGTCTTCATAATGATATTCACTATTACCACTTAGTATTGATTCGCAGGAGGCAGTATATATTACTGCGTTATCAATATATTCGTGCAAGTAGTTATAAAAATCATCTTGGTCGTTTATTTCACCTTGATGAAAGGCTAACCATACTTCATCTGTAAAGTTTTCGTGTAAGTTTCGTAGCTCGTTGTTTTCTAAGCTTAAGTATAAATCCATATTGTTATTTTTTTTATTCAATTATATTATCACGTTTGTGTTTGCTTTGTAACGTATTTTACCAATCTTTTAGCATACATTCCATACATAAAGGCATTTCGTGTGCAGCAAAGGTGAAATACTTTTCTTCTTCTTCACCTAAAAGCTCGTTGCACATACTGCAGGTTTCTGTTTTTATCATTGTATTACTTTTGTATATTGGTTTTCTTCATTCCATTTTTTACTAGTCATATATCCAGTAACATGGTAAGTATTATTTTCTAGCAAGAACATCATTTCTTTATATTCTTTAGTTGCTTCAGGTCGTTTGCATTCTTTAATATAGTGCAAAGTTCTTATTCCTTCTTGCGAGTCTCCGTAAAAAATCCATGTGTTTGTCATATTAGTACATATTTTGTTGCCATTGGGGGATATTCGCATTATATCTTTCATAATATTCATGCTCAATAACTTTTATTCTTTCTTGTGTTAGCTTTGCTATTGTTTTTCTAGTATTCTTTCTTTTCTTCATTTAATATCTTTTGCATTCTTCACATTCGCACGGAATCCATATTGAATATTTACACATTTCATTTTTTTTAGGAGTCGTTATTGCTAAGTTGTATTTAATTGCGTATTTCATTCTTATTATATATTTTTAATTGTTGCAAGCTTTCGGTTAAACTTATTGTGTCGAGGTTGTAACCTTTTTTTATTAGGTATAGTTCGAATTTTTTATTGTATGGGTTATTTATTTTCATCATTTATATTATCACTTATTATTTTGCTTTGTAACGTATTTTATAAGATATCTTGCTTAATTTGTGGTAAATTATTGTGAGTCCATAAATTGCCTTTAGAGTGACTTCTTCTAGTTGTTGAGGTCTTACGCTTTATTTGTTTAACGGATTCATTAAACTCGCTCTGTGTGAATCCTTGGATAGTGTTGAAGCCATTTACTTTCATCCACTTTAAAGCGTTAGCTTTTTTCTTAGCTTCCATATATTCTTTTAATTCTTTCATATTCTTATATTTTATTTATACTTCTTCTACTTCCAAAATGTTTTCAGTTCCAAAATGTTTTATTACATTTTCAATTGTTTCACTTTTCATATACTTAATCCAATTTGTAGGGATTCCGTTTTTATTCCAAGTTTGTACTTTAGTTATTTTAAACATTCTCATATTCTTATATTTTATTTTTTAATTCTTCTTGCATTTCTAGTACTAACCATACTAAATCTCCATTACTCCACTCATTTAAACTTTCAAAAGTGTATTCTGTTTTCATATTCTTATTTATTTAAGTTTAATAATTCTACTTCACAGATTTCTATTTCTTTCTTTAATTTATTAGAATGTTCTATTTTATTTAGTTTAGAAAATTTATTAAACTGTTTAGTCATTTCTCTTTTTCTTTGTGTGTAAAAAGTTATTTTGTTTTCTGTAGTAAATGTGTTTGGAAATCTCATAGTTTATATTTTTAATTACACTTATATTATCACAATCTTAGATGGTTTGTAACGTATTTTTATTAATTATTTTTATCTAATTCAATCCACTCTTCAACTATTTTAATATCTTTATTAACACCTATTGCTTGCAACAATCTGTCGTTGTCTTGAAATATATACATTTCATCGTATAGTTTGGATCTTAATTCAGTTAGTGTAACACCGTTTATTAACTCTTGATTTAATCTTTTTTCTCGTAGTATTCTCATAATTTAATGCCTATTTCTAGGACTTTATTTAGTCATGCTCGAGGTTGTTTATCGAACCCTGGCGATTCCCGGTTAAGGGTCAATGATTAATATTGTGGAGGCAATCACTTTTATAAAACTCCGTAAGACTGTTACTTTGTTACTTACATATATATTATCACAATAAACTGCGATCTGTAACGTATTTTATTACAAATATACAAAAATTATACCTTTTTACAAATTTATGTAATATATATTATATAAGTACTTAAGCATACGTTTATATAAATATAATGTGATAAAACATATTAATCACCAAATATAATGCAATGTGTTATAAAGCAATTACACAATGTGCAAGCAACTACAATATTTATTGCTAACTTAATAACAATACAATCAATACGTTACATATTATGCAGTGTATATAACAATGTACTGAATATAACGTAGTGTCATGACAGTATGACATACAATAACGTAGTACGAACGTATAAATAATGACAATACATCGATAAAATGTAACAAACGTCACTAATAATACGATAATATGCCGCATACGTTGCACATATGGCTTCTATATTACGATATCGTTGCTAAATGTATAATGCAACACTTTACTTTTATATATGAAATACTAATTTAAAACACACACATATGCCATTACCATTAATACTTGGGCTATTGCTAAGAAAGCGCTTGTAGGAGCAGCTGCTAATAAGTTACAGTCTGCACTTCAAAAGAAGAAGCCTAAGAAGAAAACAGTTAAAAAGAAGGTTGCTAAAAAGAAACCTGTTCGTAAGACAAAGAAAAAGTAACTATTTAAGAATCGCTACCTTAATGGACACGTTATGTTAAGGCTGCCCCATCGAGGCAGGTGTCATATAGTTGCTTTTTTGCTTAGTTCCTTTCAGATACCACCTAGGAAGTGGTTGAGGCAGTGAACGTACAGATCGTTGCACTATTCAAAGTAGAGTCATGGGGTACCTGGTAACCTTCATTGGACTGAGGTGCCCTTATGATTAAAAAACATGTAACCAATTAAATTATATATTATGACTAAAAAGAAAACAGAAGAAATCAAAGAACAAGTTATTACTATTAACAGTAAAGATTACAACGAGAGTGAACTCACCGACCCGCAAAAGTTGATGGTTAACCACGTGTATGACTTACGTAATAAAATAGGTACTGCTGAATTTGGCTTAGAACAGCTAAAGTTCGCAGAATCAGCGTTCTCTAAAGAATTGATTGCATCGGTAGAAGCGGAAGCGGAAGTCGAAGAGGTCGAGACCGAAGAGATCTAACTACAATACACTATGAAAAAAGCAAACCGCCCACAAGCTACATCCCCTTTATTTAAAAAGGATGCCTGCTACCATAAAGTAAAGAAACAATACAAGGTGTTCCCGAGCGCTTATGCGTCGGGCGCGATTGCTAAGTGTAGAAAAAACAAATAGATATGAAACTACCTACTAACGGAGTCGCTAAAGAATTAAGACACTACGTCGGATCACTATTTATATTCTTACTGGTTATGTCCATTATATTTATAATGATGAAGTACCCAGTTCTAGAGAGTAATAAAGAGGTAGTGATGATGCTCATAGGTACCATATCAGCTTCAATTGGTTTAGTTGTGTCTACTATCACTGGAAGTAAACCGGATGACGTAAACGCGCTTAGAACAGAAGTAGAAAAGAAAAGCGACCAGATAGAACAACTGGTAGCAGCTAAGGATAACTTAGAGAATATGATCATTGATTTGCAGAGGACTATTTTGGAGAACCAGGATAACGTAATGGATAAGATCATACTTAAAGCAGCATTGGATTTTGATGACAGAGATGCAGCTTATAAGGAATTAAAGAAAAAATAGAATGGCAGTAAGTAAAACTAAAAAGGGAGCAAACCTTAAACGGTGGTTTAAAGAAAAATGGACTGACGAAAAAGGTAACCCTTGCGGTTCTACTAAGAATAAGAAAATAAAGAAGTGCAGACCCTCGGTTAGAATATCAAAGTCTACGCCTGTAGCATGGAACGAAATGAGTTCTTCTCAAAAGCGAAAAGCTGTATCAGAGAAGAAACGCACAGGTATGGGTAAGCGCACTTCATCTATTAAAAAGAAAAAATAAAATTATGGGAACAAAAGGAAAAACAGTAACACCTGGAGTGTTTAAGAAAATGGCAGGAAGAGCCGAAACAAAAACAGGACCTCTTAAAAGAATGTCAGTGCCTTTAAAAAAACAAAAAAACTCTAGCTACGGCGGGTACAATAAATAATGCCACAAAAATTATCTCCAGCGGCTCGTAAGAAAAAAGCGGCCCGTGATCTTGCATATGCTAAAACTCCCCGGCGTAGAGCTATGAAGGCGGAGACACAAAAGAAAAGACGCGATGCACTTAAGAAGGGGATAAATATAAAAGGTAAAGACTGGGATCACAATAAGAAAAAGTTTGTTAGCGTTGCTGCTAATAGAGGTGGTCACGGTAAAGGAACTAAGAAATACAATACTACATGAAAGCAATACCATTAACAGCAAAGCATGCTACGTGCACCTGCGCAGGCGGTTCTCCTCTAGAACGGAAGAAAGGTAAAGCACCGTCTCGTAAAAAATCAAAAGGCTATTACGCTAAGGTTAAATCAGGCAGTGGCACTGGTGGTAAAGCTGGTGGTGGCATGACAGCTAAGGGTGTAGCTAAGTATAGAAAAGACAACCCAGGTTCTAAATTAAAGACAGCTGTAACAACACCTCCCTCTAAACTTAAGAAAGGAAGTAAAGCAGCTAAAAGACGTAAAGCTTTTTGTGCTAGATCCAAATCATGGAAATCAGAGCGTGGTAGAGCAGCACGTCGTAAATGGAACTGCTAATATATATCTTATAAATTTTATTCAATTAAATCAAATTAAATGGCAATACAATTCGGATCCCCGAAGATAGTCAAAGAACTAAGCTTTAAGAAAGAAGCTAAAGACGGACTAATCTCAGGAATAAACAAATTAGCAGAAGCAGTAGGCAGTACACTAGGTGCGTCTGGTCGTACGGTAGTATTAGAAGATGACTTCGGTAACCCTCACGTTACAAAGGATGGTGTAACCGTAGCAAACTATATAAACTTAGAAGACCCAGTAGAGAACCTAGGTGTGACTATGCTTAAACAAGCGTCTAGACAAACGGCATCGAAAGCTGGTGATGGAACAACAACCTCAACGGTATTAGCACAGTCAGTAATTAAAAATTACTTTGGCTTAGATGCAGAGAAGTACTCGTTTCGTGATGTTAAAAACGGTATGCTTGCGTTTACTAAACTTACGGTAGATGCGCTTACTAAGAAAGGTGTAGATGTAGATGACAAACGATTAAATCATGTGTCACGCATATCAGCCAATAACGATCCCTTACTTGGAGACTTTATTGCTGAGGCTTTTAAATTAGCTGGTGATAACGGTGTAGTTACAATGGAAACAAGTCCAAGTAATGAAACCTATATCGAAGCAGTTGACGGAACACATATTAAGTCTACGACTAAAAGTATGTATTTCCATACTAATAAAGAAAAAGAATTAAGTGAGCTAGATAAGCCGCTTGTATTTCTATGTTCGTCCGAAGTGTCTAACGTTCGACGAATACAAACAATATTAGAGTATGCAATCAAGTCCAATCGAGCATTGCTACTCATTGCCCCTTGCGATCAGCAGGTTGTATCAGCTCTTGCGATGAACCACGTAAAAGGCAATATTAAGTGCAATATTATTGATCCTCCATCATTCGGACTGAAACGGAAGGATGTACTTGATGATATTGCCCTTCTAACGGGTGCTACTGTTATTGATGAAGGTTTAGGAGACTCTCTAGATAATATCACCCCTGAAGTGTTAGGAAGAGCCGACAAGGCCATCATAGATAACGACGGGACTACTCTAGCTATTGCGGAAGCAGCAGAAGGAGTTAAAGAACGCGTAGAGTATTTACAATCTCAATTAGAGGAGGACGAACATCACGTTATGCGACCACACTTAGAAAGCAGACTAGCTATTCTAAACGGAGGCGTATCTATTGTCTACGTAGGCGGTGACACTGAAGTAGAGGTCTCTGAAAAGAAAGACAGGGTAGATGATGCTATACACGCAGTTAGAGCTGCTAAGAAGGAAGGTATACTTCCTGGAGGTGGTTCAGCATTGTGTTTTTTATCTAGCACTCTAAAAGTAAACACAGCCAATAAAGGCGAAGAGATTGGGGTGGAGATTATAAAAAGAGCATTGCACTCACCATTTGTGCGCATCTTGACAAATGCCGGGTTAGACCCAGCAAACTATAAAGATCTAGATAAATGGGGAGCAGGAGTAGACGTGACTGATGGAAAAGTTAAAGACATGCGTAAAGCAGGTATTATTGATCCCGTGCTAGTTACTAAGTCTGCACTACAAAATGCGGTTTCGGTAGCAACAACTATCTTATCAACTGATTGTGTAATTTCAAATATTAGAGATTATGAAAGCGATAGGTAATTACATTATAATTTCCGAGATAAAGGAAGAGATACAAAAAACAGAAGGTGGCCTGCTTTTAGCAGAAAACCATAGAGAAGATATAAGATACCGCACCGCTGACGTAGAGTCAGTTGGTGTGCGTGTTGAAGGCATTGTAGAGGGAGACAAAATATACTACGATCGTATTGCGGGACATAACATTGAAATTAATAAAAAAATATTTAAAGTTATACAGGAGCAGGACGTTATTATAGTCTTATAATGGACAGAGATGATTTTTTAGAAAGAGGTGAGCTTAAAGTTGATTTTCTTAAATATTATAGACTTGTTTCACGTTGGGCTTGCAAAGAAAATGATATATCCATTTCAGATTTGGAATTGTTATTTTATCTAGATCCTATAAAATACTTTACAATAAAAGATTTTCAGAACGGCACAATGTATTATCATTGGGACCGACAGCGCTTTTACAGGCTACAAAGAGAAGGCTGGGTAGAAAAGATACATAAAGGTAATGGCCGCTTAGGTGATCATAACAAATATAAAGTATCTCTTCGAGGTAAGAGATTAATCAATAGGATATACAAGATATTGATTTGCCAAGAAGAAATGCCTATTGATGCTAAACGTAGTGTTATAGGAAAGCGCAAAACTTATGTAGACAAAGTATACGCACATGCGATAGATAAATTTAACAAAGACAAATTATAAAATGGCTAGAATATCAACTTACGGCATAGATTCAACACCCAGCGTAGACGATAAACTTATAGGTACTGATTCGGAAACGGGGCAGACTAAAAACTATTCAATGGGTACAGTTAGAACAATAGTGACTAGTACTATAAACGTGCCGGGGCAGGATGAAATAAACTCTTATATACATGAGCAGAATTCCCCATCTGCCGTATGGACAATAAATCATAATTTAACTAAGTACCCTGCAGTGGTACTAGTAGACAATGATGATGATGTGATATATGGCGAAGTCAATTACGAATCAAACAACACAATAGTAATAACATTAAGTGCAGCAATCTCAGGAAAAGCATTTTTAAACTAAACACCCATGGCAATAAAACATCTATCAGATATTGATTTAAATAAAAATCAATTAAAGAAAGCAAGAATCCAAGTAGAAACAAGTTCATCAGCTACAAGCTTATCAACTCCCGCTGAAGGACAAATATACTACGATTCGACCGATAACGAGTTGCGCTTTTACAACGGCTCAGCTTGGGTTAGTGCTGCGAATACTGATATAAACGTAAATTTAGATAATCTTAAGGCAAGATTACCTCAGATTGATTCTTCGGTTGTTATAGGTAGCGGAACAGCTGTACATACTACTACATCTGGTAACTTAAATGTGGGCGGTACTTTAAACGTAACGGGCAATACTGTATTAGCAGGAGATTTAACTGTTAACGGAACTACAACTACAGTTAATACTACTAATTTAGATGTTACTGACAATATAATTGTTTTAAATAACGGTCAAACTGGAGCTGCTCCAACTACACTTAGGAGTGGTATCGAAGTAGAGCGAGGAACTGAAGCAAACACAAGGTTACAGTGGAATGACAATATAGATCGTTGGGAAGTAACCAACGACGGGACAAATTACGATCCACTAGTTTATTACGTAGATGCCTCTGACCCTGCAATATTAGTTCAAAGAACTAATGGGGTAGCAGAAATTGGTGCTCGTGATGCTACTACATTTGTAGATGGTGTTACAAGACTAGCCACGGTCGCTGAAGCTACAGCCGGGACATTAGAAACCATTGCAGTTACTCCGCTTGGATTAGCAACCGCTATTTCAAACAATACATTTGCTACTACCATAGGAGGCGCAACATCTGTTTCTGTTGCACATAACTTAGGTACAAGAGACATTATAGTACAACTTTATGATGCATCTACATTTGAAACTATTTTTTCCGACGTTACTAGAACAAACGTAAACACGGTAGACGTAGCGTTTACAACAGCTCCATCTGCAAACTCAATAAGAGTGCTTGTGACTAAAATTTAATACATAAAATATGGCTGTAAGATTTAAAAACAGTATAAATATAAATGACGAGTATACTTTACCTACTCAGGATGGAACAAATGGTCAAGCGTTAGTTACTGACGGCTCAGGTAATATATCTTTTAGTGACTTAGCCGATGCTGGGACAAGCATTAACCCCACAGACAATGCTATACCACTTAGAAGTAATGCTACTACATTTGTAGACTCTATTGTTTCGCAGGGTTCAGGCGCTTTGTCTATAGATGGCGAGCTCAGTATGCTTAACCATAAAATAAAAAACGTAGTTAATCCAACAGATGCTCAAGATGCGGCCACTAAAAATTATGTAGACACTCAAGGTAATACTAATTATTTACCGCTAGCTGGTGGAACTATGGCTGGAAACATTAACATGAATGTTAATAATAGAGTGACGTTCGGATCATCTAATGACTTAAAGATATACCACGCAGGTGGAGCCCAAATATCTAATGATACAGGTCTATTAAATATTAACTCTACAAGTGGAGTAACTATTAGACATGCAAACAATGTAAAACTAGCAACATCAACCACGGGAATATCAGTAACAGGTAAAGCAACCTCAACGGCAACGGTAGACGCAGACACCGCTACAACTTTAACAACAAAAGGTTATGTAGATACTAAAAACGCTAGTTATCTACCTTTAGCTGGCGGGACTATGACTGGAGCAATAGCTTTACCAAGTGATCCCACTTTAGCTCTACAAGCGGCAACAAAAGCTTATGTTGATAGCAATGTAGCTGGATCTCTTGTTTATCAAGGAGGGTACAATGCTATAACGAACTCCCCTGATTTAACAACAGGCGGAACTGGAGTATTACAGGGATGGACTTATGCCGTTACAGCTGGTCCTTCCACTTCTTTTTGGAGTCCTCCTCTTAATGTAGGTGATTTGATTATAGCAAACGTAGACAATCCAACCACAGTAGGTGACTGGACAGAGGTTCAGAGTAACATTGGATTCGCTGGATCAGGAACTACAGACGCAAACACTACTAAAGGTTTAGCAGGGTTTGATAGTGCTGATTTTACTGTTTCTAATGACGGATGGGTTAAAGCTAAAGATTTTATCGGAACTACTCCTGGTTACGTACCAGACGCAACAGGTGCAGCTACTGGAACTTTCTTAAAAGAAGATGGTACTTGGGCGGTTGCAGGAACAGGCACAATTACTGGTGGTGGTGTGCCTACTCGAATTCCTTTCTTTACTGGAAATTCGAATCTAGATAGTAATGCAAATTTAAGTTGGGACAGGTTTAATAATAGATTAAATATCGGGCCAGGTTATCCTGCTGAAAAGTTATACGTAAATTCAGCCAGTGGGGATTCTAGGATTGGTTTAAACGCACCCGCAGGTTCTGACACAGAGATTAAGTTTTCAAACGCTGGAGTAATTCAATATACTATTGGTCATGATGATGCTACTGATAACTTTGTGATAGGTACAGCAAACGTGGATACTCCTAAAGTTTCAATCACAAAAGCCGGCAATGTTGGTATTGGAACGACTGACCCAAATGTTAAATTAAGAATAGCAGGAACACAAGGAAATCCTGCAACATCGGGAAGCACTTCAACAGGTTTTTTAAGTTTATATAGTGCAGGTGGCACACACGGATTAATGATGGGGGTTCAAAATGCAAGTCCTTATGGTAGTTGGATTCAAGCACAAGACAAAACTAATCACGCTACAAATT